TCAGTACTCTTTTGTTTGAACCTGCTTGTTCAAATCACGCACTTGTTTTGTTAACTCCTGCACCGTAAGAACAAGATCCGCGATGATGGCCGTATGGTCTACGTTAAGGATATTGATCTTCTCGCCATCAATTTCTACATCGCCGCTTTGAAAGGTGTAAATCGGGTCAACTTTTTCAGCTTGTTGAGCAATAAATCCACGCCTACGGCGTGTTTCGCCTTTCATGTTGAACTCACATACCCCCAGCGCGTTAATACGCCTGGAGGCCCCTTCCTGGGATTCCGTAAAATCCTTTTTCAGCCGCACGTCTGAGCCAGTGGTCATAACATCGCCTTTAGGGGTGGAGATTGTCCCTCCGGTGTAAAAGAGCCAAGCATCTTTTTGGCCGAAACCGTCCATATACAGTACCACTCGGTGGTTGTACCCAACGTATTCTTCAAGGTAGAAACCACCCCACGCTCCAGCCGTGTCGCCGTTTCCTCCACGCCCTGACATGCGGGACCGGACTTTGCCACCGGAAATCAACGCGCCAATGGCAGGGGAACCGAAGTCGGTCTGCTGGGACACACAGTCATAGCGACACTGCATCCAGCTGCCGATGTCGGCCGCTTGCCCCACCCGCAGGTCTCTGTCTACCCGTAGATGGCTTCCCTGAACACTAAGTTGATCTGCGGCTGTAGTGATGAGGCGTGCGGTGTAGTCGTTAGCACTTTTGTTATGGTGAAAGTCAATGTATGGCGTGTTCATCGACAGCTCAATCGCCTGGGTATACAGCAACCCCTTCGTCGTGTTGTCGATGTCGCCGCCGGCAATCAGCGCGCCAGGTAGTGTCGTTCGGTTGTTGGCATCAATAACGAGGATGTCATCAAAGGTGTCTGCCGGTGATACAGTGGTCGCTCTTGAACGCTGAACCCTAAACGGTGTTCCCGAGCCAACGGCAATTGTCCCGCCTTGCCCCTGTTTTTTGAGCAGAGCCAGATCTGAGTTCTTACCGAGTATAAAACCGGCATTATCGCTGGTTATAACCTGCGAGCCGTCGAGTTTGTTTCCTCCGGTGAGTTTTGCCAGCGCGTTAAGATCCGAGGCCTTCGCCATCCCGGCTATCGCCGGCACGGTCACCTGCTTTCCTGTGATCGGGTCAGTCAGGGTAATATTGCCGCTGCCGGTCAGGGCCATCGACCAGCCCTCTACTACACTACGCCAGAATGCAAACGCGCTGGCCAGCTGGTTAGCAAACGACGAGGTGCTGGCGGTTTCAGCGGTAATAATGCCGTAACTGGCACCGGAAAATGCGGTGGTGATATTCCTAGTCAGCGTCAGTTGCGTGTCGCTGTCCACGGATTTGATCGCATACAGGTCAGCACTACCGCTGCGGTAGACCACCAGAATCGACCCGGGCAGTATCCCCAGCGCCACCTGTGACCATTTTGTTGTCGCACCTGTCACCCGTGCCTGCGACGCTGCACCCGTGACGGTGCCGACTTCATACATCGCCATAATAAAGTTGCTCCTGGATGGTTTTCCCTGGAAAAAGAAAAGGCCCCTTATGGGGCCTCTGTTAGCTAAATGAACTGCTGTCCGTCCGAAATGCGGTTGCGGTGATGTTCTCGACTGTGCAGGTGTAATCAATCGCGGCAGTACGACCTGACGCTCTGATAAAGAAGCCGACATTGTTGTAGCCAGCATCCAGGCGCGCGGCAAACCGCAATTCAAAGGCCGTGGTGCCGCCTGTGATATTACCGGCATCGACGAAGATACGGCGGGTTACCTCCTGCCCACCAATGTTGAACGTAATATCAGAGGTATACCCCAGGCCACTGCCCGTCCCATAGGTCTGGCACACCAGGGTGCAGGCCAGAACCACTGTCATGCTATACCCCCTGTTCTGATACGCACCGTTCCGCTGTACCGTCTGGTTGCGGCGGAAAGTCAGGCTGTCGTAACTTTTGGCCACCGCAATGTCACCAATGAACGAATCCGCCTGGACAGTGCCACGGAACACGCCGCTATTCGCTTCAACCCTGCCACGGACGATCACGTTATTGAACTGCGAAGAGCCATCCTTGGCGATACGCCAGCCTTGCGAGCCATCAACAAAGTTATTCGAGCGGATCTCGTTACCGATCTTCGCGTTCGTAATGGAACCGTCCGCGATTTTGGCAGAGGTCAGGGAACTGTTTTTGATACGTGCCGTATCGATATACAGCTCATTGCCTTCGGCAACCATCACCGGAACAGCCGTCGCATTATTACGATTGAACAACGAGAACCGGTCGGCATAAAGGATCATATCGCTCGTTTCACCATTGCTGCCCAGCGTAATCCCCGCGCCAACATTCTTTCCGTTAACCGTCTCAACCTTCATAGACCACAGCGAACTCACCGTACCATTCACATCCGCCACAGTTTTGGCGGTGTTCTGAACGGAAGCGCTGAGATCCCCGACACTGGATGTCAGGGTCGTCTGCTGCGTTGCCAGCGCCTCCAGTGCCGTTGCATGCGTCTGCTGGGTACTGGTGATACTGGCCACCGATTTAATCGTGTTGTCCAGCGTCGTCTGGTTTTTGATGTTGGCGGCCGCCTGCGCGTCAATCTGCGACTGAAGCGAGGTATTCAGGCTGGCCTGTGTGCTCTGGCTGTCGCTTAGCGTCTTCGCCATGTTATCGACGCGGGAGTTGGCATTATCCACTTTCGTGGCCAGTGCCGTCTGCTGCTGCGCCTGGGCGGTGATTTTCCCTTCGGCATCCGTTACGCGAGCCGTCAGACCGCTCACGGCACTCGCCGTCGCGTCAGAGGCATCCTGTGCCGCTTTCGCATCGGTAACATCCGTGATGACCAGATCGTCGATATACAGTGAATAGCCAGGGGTACCGTTGCCGGTGGCGCCACGGGTGGAGATCCAGACCACCGCGCGTGTTCTGCCTGCCCCGTTGTTACTGGCGATACCCGTGAATTTCACCCACTTATCGCGCGCGCCCAGAGAGGCTTCGCTGACAGTGACCGCCGCCTGCCACGCATTTTGCCCGGCAGCATTCTGCGACTGGATACCGACCAGCGTTGTCCACCCGGAGGAGGGCGCCTGATCCGCCGGCATCATGGCCCAGAACTCAAACCGGAACTTCGCGTCCTCACGGACTGACTGCCAAGTGCCAAGCTGTTTATCACTGTTGCCGCTGTTGTTCTCATCCCGTCTCAACTTCAGGCTCTTACCGCCGGTGAATTTCTGAGACGCAACCACAACGGCTGTGCCGTTCCCGCCCAGCACCTGGCCATCGCTGTAGCTTTCAAACGTACCGTCAACCCACGGATTAGCTCCCTGAGTGCGGATGGTATTGATGGTGCTGGTCAGCGAGGTGATGCTCTGCGACTGGCTGGTGATGGTGTTTTCCACCTGGCTTACGCGACCGGTCAGTGAACTCACCGCGGACGTGTCAGCCTTTTTACCCAGCTCAGTATTCATCGTGGTCAGGCTGTTCTGCAAACTGGTGAGCTGCTGCGACTGCGAATCCAGTTTACCCTCGGCAGACGTCATCCGGGTGGTCAACCCGGTGACAGCGCTTTGCTCGGCCTTCTTACTGACCGCCGCATTCGTGACGGCCAGATCGCCGCTGAGTTTCGTCAGCTGCTGCGCCTGGGTGGTGATAGCCCCTTCTGCAGCGGTGACGCGGGTATTCATCTGAGAAATGGCCCCGGCATTAGCTGCGATATCCTTTTCATCCGTAACATCGAGGACATGGAAATCATCGAAATACATTGCCCCCGCGCTGAGGAAGGTCGTCAGCTGGAAACTGGCCGTCGTGGTCTTCGTGGCTTTCCAGTCAAACGTTACCAGTTGCCAGCCAGAACTAAACGGTCCGTAGTTTGAGCCGACCAGCAGGCCAGTGCTGTCGGCCACACGAAACTTCGTGTTACCCGCATCTTTAATCGTGGTTCCCGGGTCCTGCTTCGCCCATACCCCCATGCGGTAGGTACGACCATGCGTGATACTGATTTCCTGCCCGACCAGGTTCGACTGGCCGGCGGACATTTTCAGTGCCTTGTTACCCGAGTGCGGAACCTGTAAATCGGCCACCGTCGCGGTACTGCTCCAGCCGGTAAAGCCCGCCGCGCCGCGCTCAAAACTGCCGTTGACAATGAGGTTACCCGGCATTTTCCCGCTGGCGTCAATATCCGCTGCCGTCTGGCTCAGGCTGTTACTCAGTTGCGTCAGAGAATCCCCCTGCGCACTGAGTGTTTTGCCCTGCTCCGTGACCTGGTTCTGCAGGGTGTTCATCGCGCTTGCGTCCGCTTTTTTGTTTACGTTCGCATTCGTCGTGGCCAGATCGCTGCTGAGTTTAGTCAGCGCGCTGTTGGCCGCCGCGATGTCATTCCCCTGCTGCGTCACCGTGCCCTGCAGCTGCGTCACCGCTGTCGTGTCAGCCTTTTTACTCACCGTATCGTTTATCGACCGGAGGCTGTTCTCCAGCGAGGTGGTCCGCGTGCCGATGCTGCTGAGCGTATCGCCCTGCTGGCTAACCGTGGTGGTCAGTGAATCCACCGCTTTTGCGGTCGCATCTGCGGTTTTCTGCGCACTGTTCGCCGCTGTCACGTTACGCATATGCCAGTCGGCAGCGTACCAGACGGTGCCGAACGGGCTGCTCTGATTAACCTGCAGGAATGGGCGCAAGAAGTTCGTGTCCTCCGGCACCGTAAAGCGCCAGGTGGCACGCTTCCACGCAGTGGTGGTCTTAGTATTGCCCCCGGAAGTTCTCGCCTTGATGCCATCGGTGGCGGTGGTGGCACGACCAATATAAAAATTAAAGTCGGCGCTGCCGGCACCACACGCTACCAGAGCAGACATTTCAAAAACGTCGCCCGGTGTCACGGCGATATTGTTGATTTTTGGCACATGGTCTCGCCCGGCCAACCGAATAGCATACGTGAACGGGCAATCAGCCGGCACACCTGCAGCAGTGGTCTCCACCACGTCATACCCCATACGGTCATAGGCTGGATCAAGTGACGGGTTCGGAATGTAATCATCCCCAGCTGCCTTCCCGGCGGTCACTGCCGCTGTCAGGCTGACTATATTGCTGTTGGCTGCCGTGAGGCCTGCCTCGGTTTTTTCCACCCGGCCAGTCAGCGCGTTAAGAGCCGTCTGATCCGCTTTGGTGTTGACCTTATCGGTAGTGCTGCTCAAATCGCCCTGCAGCTTCGTGATAGCCTGCCCCTGGGAGGTGATCTTCCCTTCTGCACTGGTGACCCGGTTAGTGAGGTCACTTACCGACTGCGCGCTGGCCTTTTGTGATACACCATTCGAGGAAAACAGCGTTACGTTACGGATCAACAAGCGAGCTGTTGATGGTGTCAGTGTCCCAGCGGCCAGTCTCAGATACACGTAATTACCGATAAAAGTAGCCGGAATGTTCAGGGTAAAAGTTTTGGTCTGCCAGTCGGTGGTTACACCGCTCAACCATTTCGTGGTAGAGCTAAGCCAGTTCACCGGATCCGACAAATCTGCAATAACACCAACCGTATCGGTAGATACGTTTGTCATCGTAACCGAGCTTCGCACCTCAAGACTAAGCGTCAAGACGGTCCCTGCCTCTACGGGTACTTTCGTGATGTTTGCCGTCCGGATGGAGGCTGTAGTTGTTTGCAAAGCTTTTTCAGCATCGTTGTACGTAAATCCAGAGCCAGTCCCCGAATCTACCCACAGCGATAAATCTGATTCCATTCCACCATTGCCGATGAGACTGCCGGAAGACAGCGATCCTTTCAGCATGGTCAAAAGGTTACCTTGTGATGTCAGCATTCCTTCACTAGCGCTGACACGGTCACTAAGCATACTTACGGCCGCACTGTCGGCTTTCTTAGCCACATTCCCGTTGGTGATGCTCAGGCTGTTCTGAAGATTCGTCAGCGCGTTGCTTTGCGCGGTCAGGTCTTTTCCTTGCTGCTCAACGGTGTTCTGCAGGCTCTGCAGCGCCGTTGCATCAGCCTTCTTCGCCACATTGCTGTTAGTCGTGTTCAGGCTGTTTTGCAGGCTGGTCAGGCTGTCTCCCTGCGATTTCAGACCGCCTTCGGTAGCCGTCACGCGGGTCGTCAGATTCGTCAGCGCGCTGGCATCGGCCTTGCCGCTGATATCCTTACCAAGTTGCGTCACATCCGACTGCAGTTTCGTGATCGCGCTGCCCTGAGACGTAATATTCTTCCCGTTCTGCGTGACTGACGCGGACAGACTGGAAAGCGCCTGCGCATTCGCATCGGCGGCATCGAGCGCCGCTTTCGCATCGGTCACGTCAGTGATGATCAGATCATCAATCAGGAAGGCGTCACCCAGGCGAACTTTTGGTGTATTCGGGATGGAGATCCTCACCATTGCCTGTTTCAGCGCGGTTCGGTTGTTGGTCAGATAGCCACTGACTTTTGTCCAGTTGTCCACCGACAACTCGGAGACTTTCACGTTCAGGCCAGGCCACGACCAGCCATTGGCAGAATCCTGGAAGGAAAATCCGAGCACCATATAAACGGTCGGATCGGCGGTCGAGCCAGCCGGCAACTTAACCCACGCCTCCACGTAATAGACCGCGTTATCGCGAACCTGCATGCCCGAAAAGATATGGGTATCGTTATTATCCGTCGCGTTCGGGTTGTACTCCGTACTGCGCGTAACACGCAGGCTTTTGGTCCCGCTGTGCGCAGCTTCACTGGTGATAACGGCGCGGGCATTACTGAGAACATCGCCGACGGCATAGGATTCAAAACTGCCGTCCGGCAGTACGTTGGCTCCCCGTGTCGCCTGCTGCTTCAGCGATGTATTCAGGCTGGTCAGGCTGTCGGCCTGGCTACGGATATCCTTTTCAGTCTGGGTAACCCGGTTGGTCAGTGAACTGACCGCCGACGCATCAGCCTTCTTCGCCACATCGCCTTTGACCCCTTCCAGCGCGTTATTCAGCGCCGTGATGGATTGCCCCTGTGATGTCAGGGTGTTCCCCTGGTTCGTCACCGTCCCGGTCAGAGACGAAACAGCATCGCTGGTCGCCTTGATGTTGGTTTCATCGGTGATATCAAACACCCGGACGGAATCGAGCCAGATTTCACCGTTTGTCGGATGAGAATAAAGTTTGAAGTTCTGCCCGTCCGCGCCGGCAGCCGTCAATCCAGTTTCCCAGGTGATGGTTTGCCAGTCAGTGGTCAGCGTGACCGTTTTATCCTCATACGTACTGTCCGTCTGGCCGATTTTGTTCTGGCGACGGATCAGCAGACTCATCGCGCCGGAAACACCTTTGGCCTTCACCACCACGCGGTACTTGCGCTGGCCATTCAGCGGCACCGGCTTGTTGTTGTTGGAGAAGATCCCCGGACTGGTGTTAGTCGTCCGGTTCAGCCGGACCCCCGCTTTCCCGTCCCCGAAATCGCCAAAAGTCACACCGGCTGGATACTGAATATCCCAGGCAGTGCTGCCCTGTAGAAAATCAAAGTTCGGGATCAGGTTGTCGCCAGCGTTGCGGGTGGCCGTCAGCACATTCGCCAGATTTGTCAGCTGCTGGCTCTGTGTGGTCAGTTTCCCTTCCGCCTCTGTCACCCGGTTATCGACCGAAGTCAGTGCCGTTGCATCGGCCTTCTTCGACACATTGCTGTTGGTCGTGTTCAGGCTGTTCTGCAGGTTCGTCAGCTGCTGGCTTTGCGAGGTGATAGCCCCTTCCGCTGTGCTGACCCGGCTCGTCAGTCCGGTAACGGCGCCGGCGGTGGCATCGATGTCCACCCGGTCGGTAACGTCAGTGACGTAAAAATCATCGAAGTAGCGGCTGCCATTAATCAGATAGTTGCTCAGCGTCACCGGCAGGCTGGCTGTCTCCGTCGCTTTCCAGCGACCGGAAACCAGGGTCCAGTTTGTCCCCACCGTGCCGCTGTTGTACGGACGCTCAAAGACCGGCTGGCCGGCAGAGTTACCGATCCGCAACTTGTTGTTCCCCGCGCCATTATCCGTCGTCGCTCCGGGTTCCTTGACCCACACCCCGATTTCATAGGTTCGCCCCTGAACAAACGGGATGTATTGCCCCGGAGACACGCTCCCCGGATCAACCTTCAGCGCCCGCGTCCCGCTGTGAGGAGCGGAAACCTCCACCACACTGGTCGCGGTTGACCGCCCGGTATAACCATCCAGCCCGCGTTCAAATGAGGGATTCACGACCAGGTTACCCGGTATCTGACCGCTGGCATCGATATCTGCCGCAACTTGCGAGAGACTGTTCGACAGATTCGTCAGCGAATTACTCTGGCTCTCCAGCGTTTTACCCTGCTGCGTCACTTTCGTGTCGAGCGTGGCCAGCGCAGTCGCATCGGCTTTCTGCGCCAGCGCTTTATCGATATTAGCCAGATTTCCGGTCAGTTTCGTGATGGCGCTGTTCGCAGCAGTCAGATCGTTGCCCAGCTGTGTGACGGTATTGGTCAAATCCTGCACCGCTGTCGCATCAGCCTTTTTGGCCACTGCGGCATTGGTGGTGGCCAGCCCGTTTTCCAGCTGGGTTGTCCGGTTGCCGGTCGAGGTCAGCAGATTAACCTGTTGCGTCACGGTGGTGGTCAGCGAGTCAACCGCCGCCGCCGTGGCATCCGCAGTATCCTGAACCTTTTGCGCCGCTGTCACATTTCGCATATGCCAGTCCGTAACGAACCATACGGTGCCATACGGGCTGTTCTGCGAGATCTGCAGGAACGGGCGGATATAACCCCTGTCTACCATCGCCTGCGTGACCTTGAAGCGCCAGGTGGTTCTCTGCCAGGTCGCGGAAGGTGATTTTCCGCCCCCCGCCATGAGTGGCGCACCGGTGCTCGTATCTGGCCGAACGGCGGTGCCAACATACAGATTAAAATTCGCCGTGCCGGCGCCGCAGGCAACCAGTGCGCTGATCTCAATCACATCGTTAAGCGTGGCCGGGAACGCGGCAAAGTTAGGATGGTGATCCCGGCTGGCAATTCTGGCCGCATAACCATACGGGCAGCCAGGAGGGACCTCCTCAGCCGTCGTGGATACGACGCTAAACCCCATCTGGTCGTAAGCCGGGTCAAATGTCGGGTTGGGAATTAAATCTCCGCCTGATGCGTTTCCGGCCCGTACAGCGGATTTCAGCGAGGTAATGTTGGCGTTAGCAGCCGTCAGCCCGGATTCCGTCTTCTCCACTCGTCCGGTTAGCGAGTTCATCGCCGTCTGATCCGCTTTGCTGGCCACGTTCGCGTCTGTCTGCGTCAGCGCATTCCGGAGTTGGGTGATGCTCTGCGAATTGCTGACCACCTCGTTGCCAATCTGGCTGACATTCGAGCTGAGCACGCCGGCTGCGTTTGCCAGCGCGGAAACCCCGAGACCGGAGTACATCTCGGCAACCTTGTCTGACAGCTTCAGGCCCAGGTTGATATACGCCTGGCCGGTCCACTGATTCACCAGAAACTCAACGGTGTTCCAGCCGGCTTTCAGTTCAAAACTGACGGTATTCCAGCTGGCGTTACCCCAGGCGACCTGAACTCCGTTCACAAATATGGCGCCGGTATCATCAAAAACCCTGGCGCCGGGCGCCAGTGTGATGGTGGTATCTGCGGCCACTTTCACCTGGCAGGAATACAGCGCGATCAGATAGCTGCCGGCGGACGTAAAGTCCAGTTTGGCCGCGTCGGCTACCTCATCCACGACCGTTGGTGCCACAGCGCGAACATCGCTGAATGACGGGACTGTCCCGGCGTTAGCCAGCTGCACCGGATAGAGTCGACGGGACCAGCGATTCGGCTGGCCATTGACCAGTTGATTCGACAGGCTGGTGATGCTGTCAGTATTGCTGCGAATATCCCGCCCGTTTTGCTCTACCTGCTGCGTTAAGGCAGTGACCGCAGCCGCTTCGGCTTTCTTCGCCAGCGCGGCATTTGTCGTGCCCAAATCGCTCGTCAGTTTCGTGATGGACTGACCCTGGCTGGTTATCCTGTCGCCCTGCTGGGTAACAGTAGACTGCAGCCCGCTCAGTGCCTCATTCGTACCAGCCAGGCCCGTTTCCGTCTGGCCAACCCGATTAGTGAGTGATGTTAACGCGGCGCCCTGCGATGTCAGCGTGGCGCCCTGTTGCTCAACTTTCTGCGTCAGGGACGTCAGCGCGGCCGCATCGGCTTTTTTCCCGAGGCTGGTTTCCAGGCCACCGATACGGCTCGCCTGCGCGCTCTGCTCTGTCGTCAGAGAACTCAGTTCACCAGAAACAGCAGCTTTGTTGTCGTTAAACTGCGTCTGCAGGGACTCTCTGGCCTTAACTTCCGCCGAGATGGCGGTAACGCGCGCGGTTTTTTCCTGGTACAGCAGCCCGGAGGTGACTTTATCCAGATCGCTGCCCTCATAGGAGCCACGCATCTGCGCCGCCAGCGTGCTGCGTGCCTGCGCTTCGGCAGTCAGCGCGTTGCTCAGCGTACTGCGCACATCCTGCAGAGCCGCCGTACTGGCGCCGGGTGCTGGCCGGCCAACGGCGATCCAGTCAAATAACAGATAGTTGTCCGCATCCTGGCCCGTTGTGAAATCGAAGCGGAAACGACGAATCGTTGTCGAATCCCGCCACTCAATGTCGTGCAGGGTCAGAATCGCAATACCCTTGTCATCGTATTCCGGCTCACTGATAACCACGGAGCGACCAGCATTCCAGCCGGTTTCATCAGCGCCGATCCAGAACATTTTGGCATTCCAGGTTGGGCTACCAACCTTTTTAATGCGCATCTTAATGAAACGATAAGCATGGGCATCGATCGTCAGGCCGTTAGGGGATCGACAGGTTGAAGTCGAATTGTTGGCTTTCAGCCAGCCATCGCTGGTGACGCTCATTGGCGTGTAGCCGTTGTCGTCTTCCGTCCAGCCTTCGGCATCTTTGTCGAAATACCAGATTTCCAGAGAGTCAAACTGCTCCCCTGTGCCAGCGGCAATCTGTGAGATCTGGCGTGCCAGATTTTCGTCACCAGAGGTCACGGCCTCAGACAGGCTCTCGATACTCGCCTCAATCCCCTGCGTTGCCGCCAGCAGTTCATCAGCGGCCTGTGCCGCCTTCGCGTTAACATCGGCGATACGATCCGCGGTCTCCTGCTTCACTGCATTGGTCAGCGTGGTGTTAACCTGAGACAGCGACTGCTTCAGGCCATTTTCGGCAGTCTTTATCTGCGCATTCAATGCGGCATCGCCGTCGGCCAGCGTTTTGCTGACCCTGGCAATCTCCAGGTCGATGGTGGCGTTGATTTCCGCAGCCGTATCGGTGACTGACTGTCTTACCTGGGTGATGCTGTCGGTCAACGACTTGTTCACAGTTGCGATCTGCCTGTTCGCATCTGCGACGGCGGATTTTGCCTCCTGAACGCCTTTGTTTGCCTGAGCCAGACCAGAATCGAGAGCCTCATTGACCGAGGTGATCTCATCCGTGATGGTTTTATTCACGGCGGAGATCTTCCCGTCAACATCAGCAGTGATGCTTTTCGCCGATGCATCAATATCCTGGCTGACCTGCTTCGCCTGGTCTTCGGCTTCCTTACGCAGAGCTTCAGCGGTCTGCTCCAGTTCCTGCTGCGTATTGCGGATACCTTCCTGCGTTTCGCTAATGGTGCGCTGCGTTTCCTCCCAGGCAGCCGTATCCTTGATCGCGTCGGTCAGGTTTTCGTAGTAGTCATCAAAGTTATCGCTGGCCATCCCCTGGACCCAGCCGGTCCACGGGCTTTCATTGCCAAGACGATCCACAAGGCGCGCCCGGTACCAGAATTCTGCGCCCATACTAAGGCCCATCTGCTGATAGCTTTTCCCCGGATAGGCCACGTCTGATAACGGCATCGGCGCACTGCCGTCCTGATTTTTGCTGTACTGTAGTTCCGTGCGCAGCGTATCCCCGGAGCCGGTCGGGAACTCCCAGCTAACCTGGACCCCATGAACCAGAGAACGGGTTGCCAGCGCCAGCGGTGCCAGCGGCTCGCCGACCTTGCCGGTCAGGGTTTTCTCTTCGGAATACGCCCAGCCGCTCGAGATCTCCGCCGCATTTATCGCGCGGACGCGAACCAGATAACGACCGGCATAAATGCCGCTGACCTCAAACGAGGTGGTCGAGCTGCGCGGCACATTAATCCAGTTCCCGTCGTTACGGCGCCACTGTGCCTCGTAGGCAATAGCGCCGCTGACAGCTGACCAGTTAACCTGCATCGTTTCGACGCTGATCCCCTGATTCACGACCGAGCGGGATGTGATGACAATATCGTCAGGAGGTGACTGGTTGCCCGCCGGCAATACGCTAACCGGGCGCTGGTCGATAATAGCGCCGGTATCGATGCGGGCGAATTTATCCGGGTCATGTGCCACGCCGGTGATCGTGAGGGTGGCATCGCTGTTCTCTTTTACCCCTGTAACCCGGTACTGCTGCAGGAAGAGGTCATCGGATTCAACGGCCCAGACGCATTCCCGTTCTGGTGTCTCACTGTACGCCGTTGTGACCGTAATCTGCCGGCGTCCGTTAACAGCCTGAATGGTCCGGCTCTGTGAGATACCGGATGGCAGGTTTAGCTGGAGACGGTCGCCAGGTTTGGCATCCACATCACGATCCAGAGTAATCACCCGGCCATTCACCGCGCTGATTCGCCCGCCGTTGACCCGTCCGGCCAGCAACTCATCCGCCAGGGCAATGATATAACCGGGTTGAGGAATGCGACCGTCCAGCCCCACATCAAACTCAACGACCCGGTCTTTGTTGTTGGTCAGTATGCCCCACAACCCCTTACGGTGGGCTTCGCTCTGGCGCGTACAGCCAATCGCGGTCAATTCGAGCTGGTTAAAACTGTAGCGGGAAACCAGTTCCGGGATAAACGCCGGCTCCATCGCATCAGCATAAGCATTATCCGGATCAGACCAGGAAACCAGGGCGTTGGTGTACCGAACCTGGCTGCTGCTGCTCGAATAACGGGGTTTGCCGATAATATTGGCGCGCGTATAGGTAAAATCGACATCACGCGGCATATCAGCCTGCACAACAATCTGCTCACCGTTCCAGCAGGTCATGCCCCGGAAAATGGCGGCAAAGTCTCGCAGCACGGTGTAAGCATCGTTGCGTTCCTGAACATAGACGTTACAGGTATAGCGCGGCTCCATGCCGTCACCACCACGCCCGTCAGGAACCAGCTGATCGCAGTACTGTGCAATCTGGTACAGCGTCCATTTCGAAATATTGGCGCTGCTCAGACGATTACCGAGACCAAAACGGTCAGCTATAACAATGTCGTAATAGATCCAGGCCGGGTTATCCGTCCAGGCCCATTTAAACCCGCCGGTCCAAACGCCGGTATATTCGCGGGTTTCCGGATTGTAGTTATCCGGCACACGAATCACGCGCCCACGCGGCTCACAGGAAATTTGCGGAATGGAGCCATTAAACTGGCTGGAGTCGAACTCGATATAAAGCAGCGCGGTGTTGGGATAACGCAGCTTCGCGTCAATCACTTCGGTATAGCTCTGCAGCGTCATCACGTCGCCAACTTTGACACTGTTTGCATCCGGAGAGATTTTACGCAGGCGTAGCGTCCAGGTACTGCCGGCATGGGGCAGATCAATACGATGGCTCCGCTCATAACCGGAGGTGGTTTTACCCGTGACAGCGGTTTCCAGCACCGTCTGCCAGGCGCCGCCGTCGGTCTGCAGGTCAATCGCATACTTGACGGTATTGCCCACCACGTCGCCATCATCTTCCTGTTTCATCAGGGACGGCCATTTCAGGCGGACACGAACGGCAGAAAGCTGGGTATTAGTAAAGGTATGGGTCCAGGCTGTCTTGCTGGAAACTTCCGTTCCTACACTGATTTCATTTTCAGTACCGGGAATACCCTGAATATAAGTCTGAGCCTGCGTGCCGGGGCGAAATTCCCAGGACACGCCACTGAAGTTTTGCGAACCATCAGCATTTTCAAGCGGGGTGCCATCAAGATAAATATCTTTCCCGGTTAAACCACCTGCAAATTCACCCTCACCTAATGCGAGCAGAATTTTGGCTTTCGCAACAGACTGTAAATCATCCGGCTGTTCCGTCGGTGTACGCTGCTTTGAGCCGCCACCCTTGCGCCCTTTAATTATGTTATTTGCCATATTACGCCCATAAAAAAAGCCACCGCAAGGTGGCCTGAATTGGATGGTTTACTGAATAAAAATTATTGCTGGTCTTCTACGTAAATACCGGCAGATATAATGGCGCCGCCAATTCGGCGTTTGCCATAAAGCAAAGGGACCGGGTATCCCTGAGAGGCAGTGTTCGTCACGCCCCCAAAGGCGTACGACGCTTTATTGTCAGCGGATTCTTTTCGTGCCAGGCCAGCTGGCTGTGGAGAAAGCATTTGAACGACGCCGCCGAGCATCATCGCAGCCCCCATTTTATAACCAAATGCTGACACGGGGTTGCCAGGAACAAAGTAAGAGCCGACAGCAGAGGCAACAATAATAACTGCTCCAAGAATTGTTTGAAGCAGTCCCGCCTTTTTACTACCAATTAAAACAGGAACAATTCGGATGACTTCACCACCAACAGGAAATCCTAAATCATCCTTCCCAATATTTTTTTCACCCTTAAATACCGCATAGGTTAGTCCACGCTCTTTGCTGGTAATCATGAATTTTTCGAAGCCTGGTATCGTTGCCGATAATGCCTGCCCTGCTTCATGAACAGTGCTAATTAAACGATAGTGAATTTTCCCAAAAGTTTTACCTAATACTCCAGAAAGTATTATTTTGGTCATTGTTTCTTTCATTTGGCACCTAACGGAAAAAAACAGCATTTCAAATGCTGCTTTTTATTTAACCTATTTTTGTTTGTCTGCCTTGATTATTAAATCACACTCTTCTTTATTAAGATCGCCACTTTGACCTATACTCCTCTCTATCCTGCAATCACGGGCAAATTTCCTTACGCCCATCCTTGCATATTTATCACCATTGCTTGAAAGGAGTTGATATATAAAGTCATCGTCTGACCTATTATATCGTTGTTGTGCATCCATTAATGCCATCATGAATGCCATGCGTTTTACATAAATATCGACAGTGGCGCTTTCTTTTAATTGCGGATGGCGTGATAAATAATCATCAACTGTTCCCGCAAAAGTTGATGATGCCAGAAGTAATGTGGCTCCGAAGATAGCTTTTTTCATTCCTTATATCCTTTTGCTGTTTCAACAAAAGGTTAACATAGAGAATGATATCGAACGATTTTCATTGTCCTTTCCATCCAGTACCCACCATACGGCACGCGCTTGCTGAGATGGCCATACAGGTGATGCAGCAGCAGGTTCCCTTCCAGCAGAATCCCGGCGTGGTTCCACTTATCCGCCTGCACCTGCATGATCACCATATCACCCGGTTGCGGTGGACCATCAAACTCACGGAACCCGCATTCATACCAGCAGTCCTGATAAAAATTGTCCGGATACTCCTTTTCCCACCACGGATAATCGACGCGGTAATCGTGCAGCTCGATGCCGTGGGTTTGCCGAAAATAGCTCATCACCAGGCCCCAGCAATCGTAGTGGCCCAGCACGAATGGTCGCTCGAGGAGCGGCAACTCACCACGCGGGTGGATGGTACGGAGATCGCCTTCTGGCCAGCTGATAATATGCCAAGGGAGAAGGGTCGCGTCGCATTGCGCTTTATCCAGTTCGCTCGGCTGGGTGGTGGCATCAGGATGGCTGTGAACAATACCGGTGATCGTTCCCCATTCCTCAACCTCCGCATAATCCTCCGGCGCCAGCACAAAATTATCTTTCGACTCTGTGGCCAGGTTCCGGCAGGGGAAATAACGCTCCGCTCGGCCCCTCTGGGCGACGAGGCCGCAGGCCTCGCGCGGATATTCTGCGGCCGCATGTTCCTGGATGGCCTTAATCGTTTTCTGACGCATATCAGCTCCTGATTAATGAAGTGCCGGGGAACCCGCCAAACGGCAGTTCGCTATTCTCACCATGACGTAATTTGCAGGCCGTGAGCGTTCCGTTGCAGACATCCTGCGACGGGTCATCAACTGGCTGATTGTTCCTGTCAAAATACCGGGTGCCGGCATAGTCGCACCCGTTACCGCTGCGGTATTGATTGCGGATACACCAGGTGCAAATCGCATGCAGCTGGCGAGTGGGGATCATCATCCCCTGCAGGGCAAACGGGCTGGAGAGAGTAAATTCCACCTTCTCATCGTCTTCATAATGCTTTACGTCGATGAAGAAAAGGCGCCGTTTCTCCTGCGTCGGATCAGCTGAGGCATTCCCTTTCGGAAAGTTCTTCGCATCGAGATACTGTTTTTGCGTGTCGTGGATGACAACCCGCGCCAGAGCCAGATCGTCGTAATGAAGACAGAGCGCGGATATCTTTCCGTCGATATTCCCTACCCGCAGCGTTGGCTGCGCGTCGCTGCCCGTGGTGGATGACTCGATCCCTTCGATGTCACATGGCCAGGCTTTATACTCGCGCCCCTGCCACCAGATGCTTTTCGCCGGCAGCTTATCCAGGTCGCCGCCAGCGGCGAGGATTTCGGCTGCAGTATGGGGAACGTTATAGCCGTGGAAATACAAAACCTCATCCAGGCCAAACGCCTGGCCATCGATCTCCAGGAGACGAACCTCATCGCCTGGCTCTAACTTCTGATAATTCGCGTTAAGGCTCATGGTTTAAATGCCTGAATAAAAGTGGCTGAAAGTGAGTAATTTCCGCCGCCCAGAGGCACCGGTTTATATTGTTCGCAGCGGAAAAGCCCCACCTCTTCCAGAGGCGGGGTCCACTGAAACGCGCGGGTGCCTGCATGACGGTCGAAGAACTGCTTAATCGGACGGATATAGTCCTCCGTACCGACAAAACTCAGCTCCCAATCCTGTGATCGGGTGTTAATACCATCGCCGGATACCTGCGTATACCCGTCACCGAACTGCGCCTTCCGGACACGAAAGTTAACGGTCTGCTGGGGATTAACCCGCGGACTCCAGGTGAATATCTCAATAGCCATTAGCGTTGCCCTTTAACTGCATTCCAGACCATCCCGCCAGGGCGCATATCCTGCGCCATCAGCTCCCTGTATTTTTTCTCCACAAACGAGCCGATCTGCTGGCCAAACTGCTCAAAACCTGACGGCGCCTGCGTTGAGGTGTTTCCGCCTTCAATCGTGATATAGACTTTTGGCCCTTCCGACGCGCCGGCGTTCTGACCACCACCGACAGCGCGTACACCCAGCGAACCATCGCCGGCACGCGTCAGTGGCATGATGGCCTCCGGCCCGGCCTCGCCAAATACGCCGGCCCCTTTTGCGAAAGCGAAGAACTGCGGAGAGTCGTAGACCTGGTTGCTGTATGCGCTCAGCGACGGCGAGTCGTAAACGCCGCCTTTGGCGTTGAACTGGAAGTTACTGGCGGCATTCTGGATCGCCGTCCCCGAGCCTGCGCCCGCAGCGCCCGTGACAACGCTGGTCCCGACGCCCACCACGCCCATAATGGTTTGCATGACGGAACTGGTGACCAGCGCCTGAGCGGCCATATCAACGAGGTTTTTTATGATCGACTGCGTGAGCGAGGAAAACAGGTCAGCCATGTTCTCCTTAAAGCTTCTCGTCCGCGTCAGCATGCTCGTCAGGAAGTTGCTTGAGCGCTCATGGGCCGTTTCAAATAACCCGACGGCCAGGCTCTGGAATTCTCCCTGTGATCGGTATAACTCCAGTGACGTCTGATACTGCGCATCGGCGGATTCTTTCGTCGCCTTCTGCATCAGCATTTCGTACTGTTCTTTGCTGATCGCGCTGCCCTGGTAGTACGCCTGCAGCAATGCCTGCCGCTGCGCAAGCTGATTGCGCAGCGAGACCAGTGGATCAACTTCGCCGGCGATATCCAGTGCCGGCGCAGCGATTTCATCGGCATGCGCCTGCAGCAGCTCTTTCGCAGTATCTCTGGCCAGCGTTATTCGTGCGGCCTGGTACTCTTTTTCATCAAGAAGGCGGGCTTTGAAAAGCTCAGCCAGGTCCCGGCTGGCTTCCTGCTCTTTTCGCAGAGTTTCCTGGGCGGGGGAATACTGCGCGGCCAGATCCAGTCGCTGTTTCTGGTAATTCTCTGCGTTCATTAACAGCGCGCGCTGCAGGTCAGCATCACTGGCGCCATTTTTCTTCGCCGCTTCCTGCAGCTCCCTGTTGCTGTCCTTTTCCTGCAGGTTAATTCTGGCCAGGCTGGATGCATGGGCTTCTTCAATTTGCTGCCGCAGCGTTTTGAACTGGTCGACCTGGGACTTACTGCCTTTCCCCGTGCCGGTACCGCCATCGCCGCCCCAGGGATTTCCATCTCCGGTCTCTTTGGGGGGCGTGCTTAACGCTCCTTTCAGATCATCCGTAAGGGAGGTTATTTTTCCCGATAAACCCAGCTGAGCCAGTGTTTTTGCATCACTGACACGCTTAATGTTTTCCTCGGTTTTGCGGAGTCCCTCGTTAACGCTATCGAGATCCGCCCGCGCCCGCGTCTGGTCTTTTGTCACCCCTTCCAGCTGGCCGAAGGGGTCAAACCCTTTCAGGCTGTCGATACGACTGTCGGCATCCTGAATCTCTTTTATCAGCTGGTTACGCTGCACGACCTGGTTTTCGTACTTATCCTCCAGGTCGAACTGCTTCACATTTAACTGGTTAAGCGAGAGGCGCATCAGCGCTTCACTGGTTTCCACTACGGCATCTTTTAAATCAATGGCCGATTGCCGGGCTTCTTTTGCTTGTTGATGGAAATACAGTAATGCAGAGCCAGCCAGCGTCGCCGCGCCAACCGGACCACCAACAAAAGCCAGGGCGCCTCTTGCCAGGCCCACCGCAACGGAGGCCGCACGGGCTGATATCGACAATTGCCGGTTTGCCGCTGCCAGTTTCAGTTTCGCCTGGCTGGCCAGATTGGTTTGCTCAGTTTCCTGTCGGATGAGGCGGGTAAACTCATCCTGGTAACTGATATTCATCCCGTACTGTTTAGCCGTCCGCTCCATCTGCCGGTAGTGGCCAAACTCAGCGTCGTTCTGTTTCAGGATGGCAGCTGTCGAATCCAGCGTTTTGCGGGCAATATCCGCATCAGCCTGCGCCCGCGCTTTTACCGCCGCCTGGCTTTCCCGCCAGGCCGCGATATTCTCCCGCAGCCCTGCAGTCAGTTTCGTGGATAACACGGGGATCAGGCTGTAAAGCGCCACGCTGGAGACGGTGTTGAAATTGTCTGCCAGGCTGTTCAGTGCCTCCGTGGCAACCTGAATCCCGCTGCGGAGTGGCCCGTTACTGCTCTGGCCGATCTTAATGACCATCCCTTCAAACGCACTGCTCAGCCCCAGCAAATCGCCGTTCAGGTTGTTAACCCTGATGGATGCCTGCTCATGCGCCGTTTTGGTACCGGTCAGGGAAGCGGTCAGTTCATCAAGCTTTGAACGGTTCTGGACCAGGATAGACGCCGCATTCAGGTTCTCCACGCCAAACAGTTTTACGGCCTGGGCCGTGGAGAGATTTTTCCCGGAAAGATTGGTCAGCGCCTGGCTGAGACCAACCACGGACGGCTTGAGGCTCTTGTCCGTGCCCTTTTCCAGATTCAGGATGACGTTACGCAGCGCCGTGCCGGCTTCACCGCCTTTAATTTCACGCTCTGCCAGCACCTGAATCGCGGCATTCAGCTGCTCAAAACCAACGCCGGCCTGTGCGGCTGCGACGCCACCATTTTTAATGGCAGCCGCCGTATCCACAATCTCCGACGCCCCGTACTTCGCGCCGGCGGCCAGCACGTTGATATAACGATCCGCCTCCTGCGCGCTCGCCCCGTACTGGTTCAAGGAGAGCGCCAGCGTTCTGGTCGCATCGGGCAACGTTGTGCCGGCGGCCTGCGCCAGGATAAGCGCGCTGTTCGTAGCCTTCTGCAGTCCATCGGACGTTTTTAAAAGCTCCGGTTTAGCCGACGCCATCAGCTTTAGCGCTTCGGCGGCCTGGCTGGCGCTGTACTCTGTCGTGCGTCCCATTTCCTGCGCAGCCAGATCCAGCGCTTTCATTTCAGCTGCAGTCGCACCGGTGATGGCCTGCAGGTCTGATAACGCCTGTCCATATTGTCTGGACGTGGTGACGATCGTGCCGATGGAAAGGCCGGCTCCTGCCAGCCCCGCCAGCCGGCTGACCATCCCGGATATCGACAGACCGACCTTCTTATAGGCGTCCTCCGTCTTTTTCGCGTCCGCCTGGGCATTACGGTTAAACCGTCGTGACTGGTTCTCCGCATCGCCATACGCTCCCAGCAGCTGGGATTTAAAACTGGCTGCGTTCAGGTGCAGCCCGACCGCTAAAGATGCGACGTCTGCCATTACATTAATGCCCTCATGACTGCCGCGCATTCATCATCGACCCGGGATGGCGCAGGTGTGGTTTCGGTAGGTGGCGCGTTTTCATCGCCAGGACGGCGGAAAGTGCCTTGTTTCAGGAAGTAGGCTCGCCAGTGGTACAGAGTGTTGGCCGGCAATGCGGCAATTTTGGATGGGTCAGGCTCGCCCCAGCGGTCGGCCAGCCAGAAGATCAGCTCCAGCCAGGGCGAGTCACTCAGTTTTTTTCCGCTTCCTCCAGCTTGCCGATTGCGTGTTGCTTCACTTTTTCCACAGCGGCCAGCAGTTCGGGGTTTTCATGGGCCTTCAGCAGCTCGGCTGCCGTGGGTTTAAATTCATCCGGAATGGCCGTTCCATCCGGCTGAACCAGTGCATCGATGACGATCTGAATGACTTGCTCCGATGCCTCGCGCGCTGCGCCAGCTTTTGCGGTTTCAGCCATTTTCTCTTCGTAGCTGATGAGGTAATCCCCGGTCAGGCGGCGGATGAATACGGTGGCGCCAAATAACTCGGTTTTAATGACGGTTGGCTCCGATTTAAGCAACGCGGATTTCAGCGTGGACAGGTAATCTTTATCTTTCACAGGTAGTCCTTAAAAATAAAAAGCCACCCGAAGGTGGCTGTTTACAGGTTAAGTTAATCAGGCGCCGCCGGAGACAGCGACGGTTCCCCAGGTGATCTTGTTCTGTTTACCCTGAACAGTGATCTGGATGACCTCATTCGCCGGAGCGGCGATTTCATTCATCTGCCACCCGGACAGCGCCAGGAGCATCGTCGCTGTTCGCTTGTTGGGTAATTCGACGTATAACTGGATGGTCTTGCGGGCCTCTGCTGCGTTCAGCAGCGCGGCAAAATCGGTATTGCCCGGATCATCAATGAAGCCCAGCGACTTTTCAGGCCCGTCAGGCAGATCGCTGATGGACTGTTTCTGCTTATCAAGTAACGTGGTGCAGTCGACAAAGCCCCCCGTCTGCCCCATTGCACCCAGCGCTTTACAGTTAATCAGCGGTTTCAGCGCTGACGTGGCAGCGCCAGGCTCCCCGTATTTCACAATGGTGCCCGCCGGCAACATCGCATATTCAGGCGAAGTTTTATCAGCCATGTTTCTCTCTCTTTTTATACGGCAGCGGATGCTACCTGTTTTCAATGCCGTTTCGGATTTCCACGGTTAACACGCGCAAAACGGTCTGGAGGTTGTAATCCAGGGCGGGTCGGATAAAGGGGTCTGCAACCTGTTTAACCGTGCCAAACTCCTGCGCCAGCGCCTTCATATGGTGCTGCTTGCTGGGGCCAACACGGAGCGTTACAACCGCGTTCCCTTTACCCTTGCGGGTGGAAGAGCGGATTTTGATTGAGTCCCGCATGTGCGGCCCGGCAGACGTTTCGTCAAAGCCGGCATGCTGCTTCATATCTTCCTCGACGACCTTTAGCGCTTCGCGCCCGGCATCCCGCAATACCTTCGTCGCCACTTTTTCGCCCAGGGCCATTAACTGCCGCTCCAGCTCATCCAGCCCTTTAACTTCCATTCGGATCACGAGGAGTCCTCCACGTAGTGAATGATGAAATCGCGGGTCAGGCGATACTGAATGCGACGATTCGTCAGCTGGTTTTTATCCTGATGGATACCGCCTCGCTCCACATACTGAACCGGGATACCCTCCAGCTGGCCATGAACGACTGACTTCAGTTCCGCCCAGATTTTTTTATCCAGCTGCAGCAGTGAGGTGTAATCATCGAGACGGTACAGATTCACCTGAATACGGGCAGAGACGATCCCCGTTCGCAACATTCCCGAGACCATTTCCGGGTCAGAGATACGCTGAAAGGTCGCACCTTCCTGGACCGTGTCCGGCAGTAAAAGCGGATACGCATTCATGCCGGTGATGCGCTCCAGCGCACCCTTAATCGCCAGCTCTATCATGCCGCCCGTCAGCCTCCCCCGTGATAATGATCCGGTCTGTTTTGCGGTCGATATTCCGGACGGTATAAACCAGATTTTTCGTCGTGATTTTCCAGTCAATATCAACCAGCACGCCCGGATAGACCGTAAACAGGCAGGTTTCCACCACCTGCTGCTGATCCAGCGTGCGGACTTTTCGCCCCGATACCAGCTCCCGTTTTGCCCACGCTTTTCCCGATTCAACCTGCTTTTCCGGTAGCGGTTCGCCCAGCGGCCCACGACCGGACTGAACGTAGCTAATTGCAATGCGACAGTTCATATCACCCGGTTTCAGGCTCATAGCGTATGCTCCTGCAGGGGGAAAAGAAGATGCCTCACCGTAGCGGTTTCCAGCCACTGTCCGGTATGGCCATTCAGATACGCATCGCTGACCAGAAACTGAATGGCCAGCCGGATATCTTCATCCGCGATAAATCCGCGGACGGTCTCCGGGAGTGCCTGCAGCTCTTCATCACTGGTGACCAGCTTGCAGTAATAATCACGCTCGATGCTCCGCTGCGCGGCGTTCACCATTTGCGTGAGCATGGCGTCATGCTCCGTGAAATCCAGTTCCAGGCGTAGCTGGGTTTTCACATCATCCAATGTCAGTATCAAAATCGCTGTCTCCCGGCTTCGGTTTCAGCGCACGTTCGGCATCCTCCGGCCATACCGCGATACGCCGCTTAACCAGTTCTTCGGCGCGCGATCCTTCAAAGCACGCGATATCTCCACGGGAATAACGGTGGTGCGGCCCAAGGAACACAACGGATTTACGTTCTGCCTGTGCGACCACGGTCGCATGGTTGTCCTGTGTACCTGTTTCTTCCGGCTCCACTGCTTTATTTTTCGCAGCCATAACATTCTCCTGAAAGGGAAAAGCCCGCATATGCGGGCCGTATTTACTGAGGGATGGGTTAGAACAGGACGCCAGTACCCAGCACCAGGCCTTCCGGATGACGGAAGCCAATATCATGCTCAGTAACAACGCGGATTAGCGACTGGTTACGGGAAAACGCAGATACCAGGGTGCCATCGGCATCGATGTAAGAGGCTTCCTTCGAGAAGTCGACTTTCATATTGCCGTCTTCAGCGATAACCACATCATTGAAGTCAGCAAAGTAAATCTCAGTCTCCTTACCCCCGGTCCCCAGATTCGCAGGGATCGCGCTGGTACGCTGAACCGGATATCCTTTAAGTAATCCCTGAGCCATTTCCGGATAGACTTTGTTGCCGTTGCCGTCACGCAGCCCAAACAACTTCATATAGGTACGGTTCGACATGCCCCAGCCGCTGCTGATCATGTTGCTGTTGCCGTCCATCGCCATCAAAATGATCTTGTCCAGGTACTCGTCAACCGTATTCAGGTTGATCGCTGCATCAGCTTCCCACGGCAGCAGGCGGTTCCACTGCGTCGCGCGCGCCTTCATACCAATCGGTGTATCGCCGGTACCGTCATCGCGCATAAAGGCTTTATCCTCACGCACTGAGATGGCGGTCAGAATATCCTGCAGGACCAACTGCTCGACGTTGAATCCGGCGCGGCCAATCAGTGCATTGGAAATAGGCACCATCGCAATCAGAGTTTTCGCCGTCAGTTTTACATCATCAAAGCGTGTTTCTGATGTCTTGGCGTCTTTGTTTTCTCCTGTGTAGCTTGCCGTTGCTCCACCGGCCACGCGTGGTAGCGTCATATTACCGTTAGGCAGCGGAACGGGACGGGCACCCAGCTTGCGGACGATGGTTCGGTCGCTCAGTAGCTCGATCACCTCACTGTGGAGGTTCTGCGGAATAAGCACACCCCCTGACGCCGCTGCGGTGGAAATGGCCATCGATACGGACTGGTCATTCAGCTCTTCTGAAGCGAATTTTGCCGCGTCCTGCAGATTCCCTGCGCCTGCGGCGACAGACATAACCAGTCGGGTCATGCCAGCACCGGTGTACTGTTTCGGCTCCTGCTTAACAATAATGCCGGGGGCCTGCTGAGTCGCTTTCACAGGTTTTGCGACCAGCGCCGCAGCACGTTCAGCGGCTTCCAGGCGTTCAATTTTGGCGCTGATATCAGTGAACTGCTGCTGCAGGTTCGCAAACTCCGTCAGCTGCTCCGCAGTCAGCGTGCTGCCGCTGGCGTCAATGGTTGCCAGGGCCTGAACCTGTTCGTTGATACCCGCACGCTGACGACGCAATTCTTCAATCTGTGGCATTTTATTTCTCTCTTTTTAGACATAAAAAAAGCAGCCTGCTGGCTGCTTAAGGTGACGCGGTTTGTGTTTGCGCCGGGTTACATTTTGGTTTGCAGATCCATCGCGGCTGCCTGCATCTGAATGGAGGTTTTTTGACGGGGTTGCTGATACTTTGCCGCGATAGCATTGATCGCCGCCTGGGGGTCAGAGACTTCATCCGCCAGGCCGGCAGACACAGCGCCAGGGCCGAAATACAGCCCCGCCTGCGTATCAATGACGGCCTGCTGCTTCAGGCCGCGATATTCGGCCACCGACCCCGTAAACGTCTCGTACATTTCGTCGATCATGCCCTGGAACATACCCAGCGACTCTTCACTCAGTGGTTCATGTTGGGTGCCGTTATTTTTGTTATCTCCCCGGTAAATGGTGGTGAACGTCAGCCCCATTTTTTCTTCCATCTTCGACGTATCGAGGTGCTCCATGATCACACCAATCGACCCCACGCCACTGGTCTGGCTGACGATGATTTTGCTGCAGGCCGATGCGATGAAATACGCGGCGGAATACGCGCTGTAGTTCACAATCGCCGTGATGGGTTTCGTGTCGCGAGACTGATAAATGTAATCGGCCAGCTCCTTGCACCCCACCGCTGCGCCGCCGCCGGAGTTAATATCCAGAACGATTTCGCTGATTGAGGGGTCGTTTAACGCCGCCTGCAACTGCCCGCGGATCCGCTCGTAGCTGGTCAGCTCGGAGCACATCGCCGTAATCTGCCCCCGGCGTGGGACAAGAATGCCGTGAACGGGGATCACCGCCACCCCGCCGGTGGGCTGGACCTGCTCAGCTGCAGGTGATTTACCCGGATTCAGCGCCATCTGAATGGCGGCATCTTCGGTGATCCCCTGAATACGGGGGATGAGCACCGCTTTCACGGAGTCCATTGTTTGCCGCGTCACGTAATGCGGCACGCCAAAGACCATATCTGCCAGGTGCGGCAGGTTAATTAATTTCGTTGTCATGTTGTCTTCCAGGTCATCCCGCGCGGCGGGAAATAATCAGGCTCTGGCCAGAAGGGTTTCGATTTCGGCCAGCTGTTTCGCTGTCGGCGACTTATCGCCAGGAAGGATCTTCGCGCTGTCGACCATATTGAGCGGTGTCAGGTATTTGTCCCCGCCAGCAATTGGCGGCAGATTCTCCATACGCCGGATATCGTTAGTGGATAGCCATCCCCACTGGCGGCCCAGCGCATACGATTCATAGCGTGACTTCTGGTCGCCTCGCAGCAGCCCGGAAACGTTGAACTCGATGTACAAATCGCGGCGTTCGCTGGGCAGAAGCAGATCGCGCTGCAGCGCACCCTCATGGCGTTTCAGCCAGGCCAGCAGCGTATACATCACGAACTGCAGGCCCTGGTGCTCGATGTTGTTGTTGGTCGCTTTCGCCAGCATCTGCACCATATGTGGCGGGATTTTATAGAGCCGGCAGACCTCTTCCACGCCCCACTGCCGCGACTGTAGCAGCTGCGCCTTTTCGTTATCCTGCGACAGTTGTTTGTAGCTCATGCCCTCCTGCAGCAGTGCCACAGAGAACATATTGTGAATACCGGAATGGCGTTCGGTCCATTTCGCCAGCAGGCGATCAATAGCATCCTGGCTTTTAATGGTCGCAGCCTCTTTCGGACGCTCTATCACCCCGCTCATCGTTGTCCCGCGCCGAAATGTCGCGGCCGCATGCTCCTCAACGGCCAGATTCAGCCCCAAGACATCGGCGTTCGTTTGAATGGGGGAACTACCGATATAGCCATCCAGAGAAAAGACCTTCACATGGTGCATCATGCGCATCGGCAGAATTTCACCGACTTCCGGGAGTTCGTAATACGGCATACCGTCCGGCCCTTTCAGCACAATGACCTTTTTCGGGTTAATGGGGATCAGCTCTTTCGGGTAGCCTTTTCCGTCCCGTTCGATGATCGAGTAGCAATTTCCCTCAAGCCCCAGCAACCCCTGCTGCTGCTCGAAATACTCGAATGAGGTGTCTTTCCTGTTGGGCTGGGAGTGAATCAGGTCATAAACCGGGTGGTCCGTCGCACGCTGGCGCCCGCCATTTTTATCCCGCCGGTAGAGTTCGCACGGCAGCTGCGCGACTGACTCCGCCAGGAGGGTGACACAGGCCCGGACCGCTGAAAGTCCCAGAGCGGTTTCCGGCGTGATTATGATGCCAGTTTTGCTCTGGCTTGAACGAACCCCGCCCAGCATGGCTTCCCAGAAGCTATTACCCGAGTATTGTCGGCCCCTGAACATCTGGGGTAGGAACATTATTTACCTCCGCCATTGCTGACGCCGGAGGAAAAGGCCCGGGTTGTCATATATGACCAGCCCAGACAAATAATCCCTCCTGTTATCAATCCCACTGATGGAGAAATAAGCCAGGCACCTGCGGATAACAATCCAGCACCAGTGAGGCCGACAATAAAACTCAGAACTGAAATTAGCATGCTATATCCTCCTCATCGTATACGGATGTCATCACTGAACTGTTAAGCATGGCGCGCCCCAGCCCCATCATTAAACCAACCGCACCATCTATCTTGTTCTGCCGCCCTTCCTTCCCGGGACGCACAATATCGTCACTTCCGGGAAGGTACTGGCCGACGATATTGGAAATACACCAGTTCATGACAGGGTGTCCGTCATGATGGAATCTCCCCGAGATGAGCGCAGCCTCAATCTCTCTCATAGGATCACTCATATGGGTAAAATTTTGTCTTATCTCGACAGGCTCAAGCCCCTCTTCCTCAAGCATGTGACGTAATGAAGTCGCGCCATAAGGATCAATGGGGCATTGGGCAATTTTTACGGTATTCCGCAGCTTCAGGATCGTTTCAAATATCAGCCTGTAATCAACTTCGCCACCATCGGTCGGGATCAACTTACCCTGCCGGACAAAGGACTGATAACGTTCTGCGGTACTTTTCAGCGCGGTCTCCTGCGAGTAAATGGTTTCTTCTGGTGCCCAAAACAGAGGAGAAACACAGTAAAAATGTGTTATTCCGTCTATTTCACGACGAAAAACTGGAACCACGGCATTGAGGTCAACTTTCGAGGCCAGATCGATACCCAGCCAGCATTCTTCCCCTTCAAAATCTGACAACTTAAGGTTTTTATCGGCTGCATCCATCCATTTTCTCAGGTCGTAATAAGCTGATTTTGCGCTTACCCAGCGATTGAAATGCTTGGTCAGAATCTTGTTTGTCTGCCCGGGCGTCGACATACCCAATAATTGTTTAGCCCGGAGAAAATCTGCTTTTACCGAAATGCCATAGTTGGGGTTTGCCTTGATTAATGCCTCAGGAGTCGTCCAGTCATCATCGTCATCAAGGCCATAAATCAGACCAAATATGGTTTCATTTTCCTCGCCATTACGGGTTCTCCGCAGGATCTCTACAACCTGAGTACGCTTTTCATAGCAAGGGGATGTAATGTCATAGCCGGCAGTGGTGATGATCAGTGTCATCGGTTGTTCACGAGCCCCCATACCGGTGGTCATGGTGGTGTAAAGCGCATCAGTAGTATGTTCGTGATATTCATCAATGATGGCGCATGATGGCGAATCACCATCCCCCGGGTCACCGATCACAGGCGCAAAAACCGAACCGTCAGGGCGCGTCATTTTTTTTGCCCAGGGTTTTATCGAGAATTTTTGCCGCAATGCCGGCAGCTTTTTCACCATTTGCAGCGCCGGAGAAAATACCTTCCATGCCTGTTTTTCAGTCGTGGCGCCGCAATAGACTTCTGCACCATGCTCGCCATCTGCACAAAACATATAATTTCCTACAGCAGCGGCAATAGCGGATTTCCCGTTCTTCCTGGGCACCTCGATATAGATTTCAGAGAAACGACGCAGGCCTGTCTTCTTGTGTACCCATCCAAACGGTACGCCAAGAGCGAACTTCTGCCAGGCTTCAAATTCAATCCGGAGTTTACGCCGGGCCCATTCCCCTGAGGTATGAGGCATTTTCTGGGCAAAACGAAGAAATCGTTCTGCTTTGTTTTTATCGAAGCGGTAGGGCCAGTGGGGATCCTTTGCTCGTTCGAGGTCGTCCAGATGTCGCTGACAGGCAAGTATCGTTAACTGACACGCCAGAATCTTCCCGCCAACGATATCCCGCGCATACTGGTTCGCTGCATTGACGTTCGGATAGGTTGCCATCAGTCAAACTCATCGAATTCATTCCCGTCATCGTCCGGATCCTTTTGTCCGCTGGTCATGCGAAGACGACTGAGCGGATCTAACCCCAACAGAGAGCCCAGGCGGGCAAGCTGGGAAACCGAGTCATTCCGGACATTAACTGCAGGGTGTTTTTTCAGCCCCCCCATTTCACTTTCTGAGGTCAGTCCGCTGGCCAGCATTTTTTCGGCTTCGAGCATCAGATGAAAAGCATTGCAGTAAGCCAGTAACAAAGGTGCGTCCTCCAGCTCAAACACCCCTCGGTCGATGAGTATTTTGCTTTGCGTCTTCCACATTCTTATTGCCGCCTCCCCCATTAACTCAGCGGGAGGCGCAATACGTGTTAATTTGCTTTTTTGCCCGGTGGGTAAAGTGGGTTTTCGGCCACCACCGGACGATCGAATTCCTCCGGCCATAAACGTTCCTTTGATAGATGAAACCTTCCGGAAAAAAGTTTCTTATTTCTGGCGTGTAAAAATAGACTTCAACGGGCAGTCCCGAAGCGCGAAAGGGGTCAGGGATTTGCTCCCCCCTACCCCCTGGCTGCTGCTGTCTCAGTCGAGGTGGAGGTCGTCATTCCGGCTGCGCCGGCAGCGAATATGGTTCGCACTGCGTGGGCCGGCATATATCAGACGTTCAATGAACACCAGTTGTTATACCGGCGGTCAGGATCCTGTCGCTGTAGCAGATCCTCCATCGGCCTGCAGTACGCTTTCTGGAAGCCGTTCATCTAATGGCTGGTTCTCGAAAACCTTCATCCCAAACTGACCAATCCAGGTGCTAACTGAGTTGATGTTCCCTGCGATGAAGTCGGTCACCTCGGCGATCAATCCTTTAACGACGACATCCGTGCTCTGACGCCAGTAATTCTCAATCGCGACCAGCAACGGATCGGAACCATTACTGACAGATTGTTCACCTACGCTATACGTTTTTTTCTTCGCGCTATCGGTTATACATCGCAGCTGGCTGGTCTGGACGGCTCCAACCTCTGCTGCAATTACCTGCATCGTCAACGTAGCCACTTTGTTCCCGTCTGCATCAGCGCTGGATGCATAGAACATGGAGAGCGTCAGATCCGTGCGTTTATACATCATTGCTTACCTCCCCTACGATGGCGGGAACGACGACCGCCGGGAAACGGAGATTGTTGATCCTGTACCAGCTCACCCACTAAAGGTTCCTGGGCCGACTCAGCAGCCGGTGCCGGTGCAATATCATGCGCAATCGTCAGTTTCAGCAGTGGGCGGCCGCCCTGGACATGCTCAAAATGGATGCCATGCACGGCTTCATTCATTCGTGACTGACCATCAGTCTCCAGAACGGTCAAAACGCCATCAACGTATTCAATTTTGAAACTCTTCATCGGGTTCTCTCTGTTGCTGTTTTCTTGCTGTGGCAGGTCCAGCACAATGACTCCAGATTAAAGTCATCATCGGTACCACCATGAGCTTTAGGAATGATGTGGTCGACACTTGAAGCTTTCGTGGCAATACCGTCTCGCCTGCAGTTCTGACAAAGGTATTTATCCCTCTTCATGATACGGGCCCGTTTAATTTCCCACGGACGACCATAACCACGTTCATGCCGAGTTTTTCCGGGCTGATAGTTACGCCAGCCATCACCGGCGTGTTGCTGCCGATGGATCTCACAGAACCCACTGACATCATTCGTTACTGCCGTGCATCCTTTGTGCCGGCAAGGTCGTTTAGCGCGTGGAGGCATAACTTTTTCCGAAGTTAGTGATAACGCAGTCGTTAACACCGTTTTGTGTTACAGGGATGATGCCAGGGTGAACTTGGGTGAACTTGATGCCATATTCACCCCAATAAAAAGCCCCGCATAAGCGGGGCTGTAGATTCAGAAATATGGTTTTGGCTACTGGTAGGTATATGCGAAATGCCCTTCGATCTGAGATCTGACATCAACAGTTTCGTCTAACTTTAAGGAATCATAGCCCTTAATATGGAAATGAGGCTCATATGCATAAATCGTAATAAATGCATATGACCCTTCATCTCCCGTGAAAATCTCATATTTGACGCGAGAAAGACCGGCACCAACTAACATGTATGTATCCAGAAGCTTCTGGGTATTCATCATCCATTCCTTTTCCTTTAAAAATCCTTATCAGCATACATGAATTCGATGGATGACGACTGCAATGAATTCTTGCAGGCTTCAAAAAAACCTCAATATCAGTAAGTTAATACCCATACAGCCCCCCAAATATGCCAAAAAATAAAGCAGAAAGCAGCCAGGCAAGTGCAGTCTTCTTCATTAGCACTCCGTAAAATGCTATAGACATTGCTAGACACATCGTTATAAAAACTGGCCACATAGTCAATAAAAAAAGCAAATAACCAAAAAACCCACTATTAATAGTTATATTCACCGCTAACTTAACCCTGACGTTCTAAATATGAGCTGTATCGCATGACACCATGCAATCTGTTCTTTCTGGCGAACTATAGCATTATCAAAGCCACTTAGTGAATGCTTGATGCCTTAGCCGCTGAGCTCCGTTAACTGATTTACACCCGCTACGCTTGTTATATCCGGAGTGTTGTCTAAACTATCTAATGACTTTGCTCTGCCACGACAAAGTCCGTCGTTCTACCTGTGAGCTTAGGGATGAGCCACTTCCTGTAGTATCTGGCCTTCCATTTTTTCTCAAAACCAGTAGAAAAACATCCCGCAATCTGACTATACTCCTACATTGGCTGCCCCTGCAGCACCCCGTCAATCTGTCGGATTTACTCCACGGGGTTTTTTATAACCTGAAACTGCTGGACAAAAGACTCCAAGAACTAAGCCCACCAGCAGCACATTTCCAGGATATCCATAAACAGGATACCTAAGAGTTGTTATGTCCTTCGAACATATAAGGCGCGTATGATGATTAGTTATATTCAAACCTGAGCTCATCAAGCCTTAATGGTTTTCTTATAAAAGTATTTTTGCATTAGATAATGAGTATCTGCCCCTCGCACAATGCGCAAAGCATAGGGGAGGATTCATCGTAATCACCATTTCCATCGGTGTAATTATTAACCACCCAAAGAGTGTAATCAATCGTGTCATCTCTGACAAGATTGATATTCCCAGCATTCTGTTCACCTCGTAAAATATACTTACCTTGCTTATCTTTTATACCATGAGAGAGAGTCCCACTCCTTTATTAAAATAATAGATAAAATCTTAAGTCCACCATCTGATACAAGTACTTCCAATGACAGTTTGTCACCTGAAGCTGGATCAGACATTCTTGCATAACATTTTCTAATCACAACCAACCTACTCATTTTTGGGTAGGGTATAAGCAAGGCAGGGACTGAATTCAACAAGAAAATAACCTATCGGGCTATCGCTTTATAATAAGCCTGCCAGCGGTACTTATCCAATCTCAGTTGCCGCAAGCACTGAGTGCTTTCAATATCAGCCTGCAGATCTTCGTCGCTGTCCTTCGCGGCGTCACTTGCTTTGCACGGCGGGCTCATCAAATCCCGGGATGGAGTTGGCAGCATCGATGGCGCGCTGACGCAGCTGCACAGCATCATCATCAAACCTGCATACAATACGATTCGGAGACTGAACATATTTCACCACGTCACGGGTTATTGTTTTGTAGATGACCTTACCCGCTTCGTTAGCAGTAGCGGCCTTTTCCTCTACAGGCTTAATGGTACTCTCGGCCTTCTCTCTCTTCTTTGAAGCTTGAGCATTGATGTGATCAGCGTGAGAACTCCAGCCTGAGCGCCACGAAATCACGTTAGAGGCCAGCAGGATTGTTATAGCGATGATAACGGCGGTTAAGCGACTCATCTTTGCTCCCATAAACAAACTTCACGCTCAACTTCCCTCCGGGTAATAAGTCCTTTCCACTGCTTACCTTTGGCATAGGTCCAGCGGAGCAGTTGATCGCACGCTCCTTTAGGGTCACCCTGGTTGATTTTGCGAAGCAGTGTGGAGGTCTGGAAGTTACCAGTTCCGACGTTATAGGCGAACGAGTACAAAGCCCCACGCATAGTTTCTGGGATCGGTTTTTTGATGTAAGGGTTGATCTGCCTGGCGACGGTATTCAGGTCTTTATTTAGTAGCGCCCGACACTCTGCCTCGGTATAGGTTTTGCCGAGCATGATGTCTTTACCTGTGTGGCCGTAGCAAACCGTCCAGACACCTACCACATCCTGATAAGGGTCGTATCGCACTCCCTCAAGCCCATCATTACCCGTCGGGCCAGTAATGAGTGCAGAGGCAATCGCAAAGGCTCCACCGCCGACTGCAGCAAGAACGCTTTTACGTAGTGTCGGAGACATTATTCACCTCGCACAACTTTTCGCCGGTCTTCTTTAATTTTGAAATACAGATTCGTCAGGTATGTCAGCAAGCCAAATACCAGACTTCCCAGAACACCAATAGCGGCCCACTGGGATGGGGATACTTTGTCGAGCAATTGCAACATCCAGAACCCCGCGTTACCTGCGGACGTTCCGTAGGCAATACCTGTTGTTAGCTTGTCCATTCGATACATACTCCACCTCCGGATTAACGGGGTGCTTTGTGCGTGTAGGGGGTCAGGCCCATCGGGCTGATTTAACAACGAGCCGTATCGATGATGATTCCCGTGAGCCTGAAATGAAAAAGGCCACGCAAATGCGCAGCCTTTGAATAGATCCGCTGGAAAAGAACAGCCTACGCGTTAACGTGGGCTTGAGGTGAAGTTGTGGTGCCGGGTGCCTCCCGGTAAGCCTTTGGTCAGCCACCATGACTCGCGCATTCGGTTTAGCAATAAAACAATACTGTTTACGCCCCTCCGCTCAGGGGGATTCACCACCCATAAAACTTAACATCTCAATAACGTCTCTTCAATGCCAAACGTCGCTATGACCTAATTTTTCGGCGTAAAGCATCCTTCTGTTCCGCTTCTTATTGCTTTGAGCCTCACTCCGTTGAAGGGGAAAGGAGTTCCTGCAAATGAATCCATCGCCTTCCTTGTTTTGATGATTTATTTGGGCAGATTACGAGCAAAAAAAACCCGCCAGAGAAGCGGGAAGAAAATTGGCAACCAAGGCTGTAACGAAAGGAAGGTGCACCTAATAGTCCGAGCTACCGATTTACCAGGAAGCATTCACTTTTGCCTTTACGTTCTATAAACATAGCAGGGCAACCGCAAAAGTAAACCCACTATGAAATATTCAATATGCTTAGTGACAGTGTGGTGCCGGGTGCCTCCCGGTGAGCATGCCCCAGTCGGCATGGCCCGCGCTGCATTTACAGGTTTCTGTAACTGACTGGTCGCCCCTCCGCATAGGGGGATTCACCACATCAATAATGTATGTTCCAAACATTTGAAGCGTCAATGCCAAAAATATATCTGCCGCTGGTAACCCCCACCTGACTTAACCACAGAAAGTAGCAAATCTACCCAGTGGTCAATCGCCATATTACTTGAACTGCAACTCCAACAGCTCAAGACAGCTCAAGACAGCTATTGAGGTTGCAGGACATTTTCATTGACCTCACTTTCGGGTTAACGGGGTGCCAGGAAAAGGACTGCCCTCCGGCTCAGATGACAAGTCAGCCCCAGAGGTTTTAGTCGGGTCCCTAAATGCAAAAAACCCACCGTTTGGCGAGGTTTTGATGACTAAGTTGTGTGTCGAAGTGACCACTCTTAACAGATTACGATAGTTTTTGCGTACGCGTTAGCATTTTTGTAATATATAGTTTTCTAAACCATGTTCGAAAGATAATAAAATGGAATATATACAAAGACTTAGAAATGTAATGAAGTCAGCAGATATTGAACCCTTCATCAGACATATTCGTTTTCCTTTTTTTAAAAATCTTGCCGAGGGATGCAAGGTTGATTTTAACTACCCTATCACAGCTTTCGTGGGACAAAATGGCACAAACAAAAGCTCCGTTCTCAGAGCGCTTTTTGGTTCGCCTAACAACTATTCACTCGGTAGCTTATGGTTTTCAACAGATGTAGATGAAATTAAAGACGAAGGACGCTCGCGTTTTATTTATGGATATTTTGATGCACCAACAAAATCAATCGTAGAAGTTATCAAAACTCGTATTTCTAAAGAAGAAGACCCGGATTATTGGGAGCCATCCAGACCTATAAGATCGGATGACATGGCCCCTATGCCCGAGAAGATACTCTCGCATAATCAGTTGAAAACACGATGGAAAGCAATTGATAAGAATGTTATATATTTAGACTTCCGGGCTACCATCAGTGCCTTTGATAAATTTTTTTATCATGCTGACTTTCAAACATATCCAAAGAAGGACTATCTAAGAAAACGTAGCCAGATGCTGAAGGATATTATTGACAATGACCTTAAAACATACAGACCTCACAAAGGTAAAAAAGACAAATTATTTGTAAATACTTTACTAGACAAGGTTAAAGTTGATATCATTGGCAACATACTTGGGAGGAAATATAAAAGCATCAGACTATTAGAACATTCTTTATTTACCAATGACAGAGCACCAACAATTATCCTCCAATCTGAGAATTTGAAATATTCTGAGGCATTTGCTGGAAGTGGAGAATTCGCTGTATCTATTTTGGTACATAAACTAATCGACTGTAATAAAGCCTCATTGATTTTATTGGACGAACCTGAAGTATCACTTCACCCCGCTGCGCAACGTAATTTAATGAGTTTTTTAAGTGAGCAAGCATTAAAGAAGAAACATCAAATTGTCATATCAACACATTCTTCATCAATTGTTAAAGACTTGCCCAAAGAAGCTATAAAATTATTTTGTTTAAATGATAAACTTGGCAAGGTTGATGTTCTTCAGAATGTTAGTCCAGAAGAGTCTTTTTTCATTCTTGGCGAACGCATTGAAAAGAAAACAATTATTGTTGAAGATCGTTTAGCTAAAAAGTTCGTTGAAAAAGCCTTAAAAATAGGTGGTGATGGTTTATTCAATTCATTTGATGTACAATATTGCCCCGGCGGTGCCGGAAGCATATATCAAAACATTGCTTTACCTTTATGCATTGCTAAGGTAAAAAACGTGATGTTTCTTCTTGACGGTGACCAATGTCTAACTGATGAATTTCCAACTTCAAATTCAATTCCTGAGAAAGAAGATGTAAATTTACAGGAAACTATCAAAAACATTATCAATCAAGATATAAAATTTCACTGTGATGGTTCCAAAGGGATTGCTAATAATAAACAAAAAATCAAGATGCAAAGAGAGTTCATAGATTTCATTCATGATAAAATTGCCTTTTTACCCGTATTAACCCCCGAAATATTTCTTATTGAAAATACTTATGGCGATTATAAAGCTTACAAAGACTCTATTCCGAATGAAATCATAGACTCAAAGCAGATCACCATGGAAATTTGCAAACTCGACACGGGCGAGGAAAACATTACTGGTGATAATATTTTCGAAACTCAAATAAGAATGTTAAATAAAATACCTAACAATCATGATGCTTTTACAAAAACTAGAGAGATGCTGCAAATCTTCTTAGATAGTGATACTATAAGGCCATGAGTGAGGTTTTATATGACTAAAAAGATACACGTTTATGATTTTTTCTCCGGTTGCGGTGGTACTAGTGCTGGCCTGAAAACAGTTGGCATGGAAATCGTCTTTGGGCTTGATATTGATCTCGACTCGGCCAATACCTTCAAAAAAAACAACCCACTAGCGCATTTTATTCATGGGGACATTAAGCAAACCGATGTCGAGTCTATTGAACATTTGGTTTCTAAGTCGCGAATGAGCAATGCCCATACGCTTTTTTGTGGATGTGCGCCATGCCAACCATTCTCTAAGCAAAATAAGTCGCGAAATGAAGATGACCCACGTAAAGACCTTCTGAGTGAATTCATTCGATTTGTTTCATACTTTGCGCCTGATTTTGTGCTTATCGAAAATGTTCCTGGCATTCAGAATGTTGACATAAATAATGGCAACTTTCAGAAGTTTTTAGAATGTCTCAAGTCCCTGGATTATAGTTTCGATTATGGTGTAATTCCGGCGCTATGGTTTGGTGTACCACAGACACGTGAACGTTTTGTTTTACTGGCATCGAAACTTACTGCTATATCCCTACCCGCTAAAACCCATGATGGCATAAAAACGCCATACGCAACTGTACGAGATTGGATAGGATCTCTACCACCCATTGCCGCCGGTGAGAGTCATAAACAGGTTGTTGATCATACTGCAGCCAAGCTATCTTCTCTTAATATAAAACGGATACAAGCAACTCCTGAAGGCAAAGGACGTGAATCTTGGCCAGAGGATTTGATTTTAGATTGCCATAAAAAATATTCTGGTCATACTGATGTTTACGGGCGTTTGTCTTGGGATAAACCAGCTAGTGGTTTAACCACCCGTTGCATAAGCTATTCTAACGGGCGTTTCGGCCATCCTGAACAAGACCGAGCAATATCTCTTCGCGAAGCTGCGTTATTACAAACATTCCCATTCGATTATATTTTTACAGGATCAATGGTTTCTAAAGCCAAACAGATCGGAAACGCCGTGCCTCCCAAAATGGCTGAAGCACTTGGAAAAGCCATCATTTACTCACTTTCAATGAAGCCCTAACGGGCTTCATTTAAAACTGCTAACACACCCGAAATAAAACCTAGTGCGTCATGTAACTCTTTTCTTATGGTACCATCAGAACATTTCCATTTCTTCGCGATAGCTCTTAATGAGATGCCTATTACAAAATGAGCAATTATCAACTCATACTCTTCCGACTTATATTTCCGCAATCGCGCTACACATCCGTCGATCATGATACCTTCATCATCATCGCATTGCTGACGTGTTTTCTTTCCATGAGGGAGCAAACCTTTAAACCCAGCAGCAATGGGTTGCCAGTCAACACCACTATTGTCAGATCCCGCCCAAGCTCCCCAACGGTCCATTATTTCGTACATATCTCTCATTTTTAAAACTCCTCAGGATAGAACGCCGAGCGAGTAAGCCCGATCCAGCAATTTAATAATCAATACCGGCTGGGTGCCGTATTCGCTCTCAAAAGCGACAGGGTCATGGTGCAAAGCGCGGTGGTGCTTGCGGCATAATGGGATCGTAAAAATATCGTGGGCTTTGGTGCCTACGCCGCCCTGCCCCCAACCAATAAGATGATGTGCATCATCTGCAGGCTGTCCACAGCACATACACGGCTGTTTTTTAACCCATGAGATAAAGTCAGCTGATAACCATCGAATCCGCTTAGGTCTGGCGAATAGTGTCGCCGGTGCAACAGGATCGACGTTCACAGGTACCAGAGGTTTGCCCGGCGTTGTTATTGCTGTTGGCCTGATTGCTTTTTCGAGACGGGGAGAAAGAATGCTGGTGGCCGGTACCGACGGAACGATCTCACTCTCCCTGTAAACAGATTTAATGCCATCGTCTTTAATACGCAGGGATCGGCGCGCCATTTCTTCTGTAATTTCATCGCCAATCCCGGCGCCTACCGCCCACCAGCATAGCTCCGCCAGTGACAATGATCGCTGAGCGTCCAGCCCAAGCGCGATGCGGGCAGTGTCGATTACCCAGTCAGCGTTATTAACACCTACCAGTTGATCGAGGGTGTGTTCCGTTTGGTTTTTCAGCTCATTATCACAGTGCCAGCATGCGATTATTACACCCGTCGAATGGCGAAACGGGACGAGCTCATGGTGATGGTAATCGGAATGTGTCCACTGACAGTTTTTAACCTGCCTACGCAACCATGACTCGAGGGCACTAACCCCACCAGCTGCAGTGATAACTGCCTTCTTCATGAAAAAAGGTCTGATCCCCATATCATCCCGCAACGGCTGCCGGGCATCAGGAAGACGTCCACTGGGTATCTTTTTCATGCTTGCCGGCGGCATTTCAACAAGAACCCGGCCGGCACCGAATAACGGCATTAATTCACTACCCGGCTTAAGCAGCACAATTCCAAGATGGCGTGCAATATCGACGTTAAGCAAAGCTCGCATCAGTCCCTCCACATCTTCTGTATGTAGGTCCTGTCAATCCGTGGCGGCTTCTTCGATTCCGGCAACAGCACGCGGACCTCCCACGATGTAAAGTCTCTGGACAAGCTTTTCTCAACCACACAGTTATTTTTACGGTATCGCTCCACCAGCTCTGTAGCCTCAGCCTCTGAAAGTTGCTCGTGTAAAAACCAACTTTTCTTCATGGCTGATCACCGAACAGTCGCAAAAACTCAATCGCTCTTTCACGCGCGCCGGGTTCTTCAGCGATCATTTCCTGCAGCAGCAGCACGGCGAGCATAGGCTCCTTTCGCCCGACGATGGAAATTCCTCTGGAGACGCGGCGAGAGAGTTTTATAAAATTTTTTCTCTCTAACGCACGCAGATGCAACAGGACAGCGTTAGACGAGCTAACGCCGAGCATATCGGCCAGCTCAGATAGCGTAGGTGGGTAGCCATGCTGATTGATGTAGGCCACCAGCAGATCGAAAACTTCCTGCTGTCGAAAAGTTAGTTTTGAAGACGAAAGCAAACCGGCGCTCGATGAAGGAGCACCAGTCTGATGGGATTTTGATACTTCGGGGGTTTGCGTCATGGTTTCTCTCCGCGACGCAGCAGGTATAGGTTGTTCAGGCCTATGACGGTATTGTAACAGAACCAGGGGGAACCTGGTAACCAACTCCAGACTTAGCCTTTTCAATCATCTGTGAAAAAAGAGAGAGAGTCCCCACGATCTCATCCGGCTGCAAAGGCATAAACGAAACAGTGTCGCCGCGCCGATACATCAGAGCGCGCTCACACACAGGAAAGGATGTCAGACGAGCAACGATCACCCCATCGTCGCATCTGATAATTGCATAGCCGGTGTTCGGCATTTCTTGTTTTTTACTCACAGCAAAATCCTCAAAATAAACCAGGCAAGCCACTGGACCTCAATTTAACAGAACCAGTCATCAGCGCTTTCCCAGGTGTCCTGCAGGATTTCCTCTACACGTTTTTTATCTCCGTCCATTCCACCAAGCACGGTCAACCCTTCAGAGCTGGCCCGACGAATCACAAGACTGCAGTTATTAAAGTTTTGATCCAATCGCCGCAGTAGCTCCTTCTCAAGAGCAGGCACAGCGCCATCCGGCAATTTTTTTTGGCGATCAATTGTGATTTCCACTTTCATAACTAGCTCCTCATGCAAACACTGTATAAATAAACAGTATACTCGTTAGGTGAAATGTTCAAGCGTTTAATGCCACTTTTCTCTAACCCATGCTCATGTTTAGATTGATCTTTTCTCCACAAAGGACGAAATCCGCTATCACAGGGATACAGTCATTTTTGTGGTGATCAACACCTTTGATAAGAAACGTTGCTACCTCTGGCGTTCCAGATTCCGCTCTTGGCACAGAGCGGACAATCTGAATGGGATGAAGGTCTGCTTCGAGCGAAAAGCGGACGTTCTCATTTTTTCATTATCGTTAGGTTGTAGGACTAATCTATGATAGATCGTAGTGGTACAGGTCAGAACCGTAAACCTCGGATTGAACTAAGCACATCCCTATCAACTTATTATAGGAGTAAGAAATAATATGGAATACAAAATAGACGACATATCGGCCCTTTTAAGTGGCGTTCATGTAGTAAGTGATAATGAAGATGGTGAAGGTTGGTTTTTCTCTCAAGATTTAACTACGGACTACGTTCCAGCCAGACTATCGTTGAATGAAAACCTGACTGGGGATATTGATGGCGCGAGAGTGATTCTTATAAGCGCCCCCGGGGCTGTTGGTAAGTCAGTGCTGGCGAGGGAACTAAGTAATAAAACTGGTAGTATATATTTGGATTTATCAAAGGCTTCAAGTATTGCTGGTAATTATGTTATTGGCGGGTTGGCAAACAAAGATATTTTATCAGCATGGAATTCCGGATCGGTTGGTTTAATAATTGACTCTTTAGATGAGGCTAGGTTAAGAGTAACCCAAGATTCATTTGAAGACTTTTTGCTCGACGTCAGTAAAGTTTCAAAGAGAAATAAGAACCCAATAATTATATTTGGCCGAGTGGGTATTATTGAGGAGGCTTGGCTAATTTTAAGTGAGATTCATAATATTAATTGCCCTGTTTTCGATATTGAATTTTTTAATGAGTCTGAAGCTACTGACTTCATCGAAAAAAATCTTCTGAGATTATCTGAAAGTCAAAGGCAAGAATATAGACACTTATCATCTTCTCTTAGCGTGCATTCACAAGTATATAAAAGCTCAATCCGTGGTGTAGTTGACGAATTGAAGGAGATATCGGGCGCTGAATCCACTAGATTCTTCGGGTATGCACCGGTTTTGGAAGCCGTATCAAAAGTTATTGGCACCATCAAAAATCCATCTAGAATTCTTGAGGAAATGAAAGATATTTTGAGCGGTGAAATGTTGTTGAGTATATGCATAGCTGTTTTGTCGCGAGAGCAGTACAAGCTGACTCAGCAGTTATCTGAAAAATTTGACTCAATAAAAGAAGATCTTTATTCAATCGATGAGCAACTTAGTCGACTTGCATGTAGATTATTTAACATCCCGCCGATAAATAGTATGAGTATGCTAAGTGGTGATTTAATTGCTTTGTATAATGATGCTGTTGAAAGTATGTTGCCTCAACATCCATTCTTAGACGGGACGGGAAGAAAGGTTGCCAGCTCTGTCTTTGAAGCATGCATATTGTCCTATGCATTGAGGAGTGAAAATAAAAGTATTTCTAATGCTGCAAAGAACTATTGCCTATTAGGCGTTTCAACGCCTAACCCATTCCTATTTGACTTTTTCGTTGAGTCTAGGGTGCAGCATGGTGATTTAGAAATTAATAGTTCCTTCATAGGAATTCTTTTCGACTCTGCTCTATCTAAGCTAAAAATTAATGACAGTGCTACCTTGATAGTTAATGATGATGAAGATATGAGGCTTCACGTTGAATTTATTATCTCTAATTCGAATGATGAAGAACCAAAAGAGATTGAGTTTACATCCGATGGATATAGCTCAATAGTTCTCGGAACTAAAGTAGGCAACGTTTTCATCAATACGGAATCTTCTGATGTTGAGTTCGTTTCTGGCGAACAGCTTGAGCTTTTCTCACCTATTAGTATTTCTTGTGACTGCCTTCGCATAAACAGCGAAAAGTTAATTGTTAAGTCAGTCAAAAAAGATGAGGGAAACACAAGCGTTATTCTTGAAGCAAACCGATTCGAAAGTAATCAAACTATTAATCCCCCTTTGGTCCGCCCTGGATCTGAGCTTTATGTGAACTGGCCATCATCAGAAGGTTTTCCATGGTCTGCGTTTTCAAACAAGCTTGTAAATTCTAATTCCGACGATCGGGTTGCTGATGCGTTAAGAGTGTTTCGGCGAATCGTTATGGCGTTTAGGTCTCACAGTAAAGGCCGCTTGGCAAGGCTTCAAGATAAAGTTAATCATGCTCGTATGTTACGAGGCGAGGACGGACGAATGCTTTTGTCTCAGCTTGTTAAAGACGGAGTGATAAGTCCTGAAAATCACATGTATTACCTTGAACCAAACCTTCTAGGAAGTGTTGCAGGTGCATCATTCTTACAGGTAAATACCAAAAACTATTCTGATGAGACACTTCAATATGTAGCGCGTGCGATAAAGCACAATGAGTGAGATAAAAACAATTTATATCTTATAACAGCCCTCCTTGAGAGGGCTTCTTCTCATACTATGACCTGTTACGTTGACGTGATCCCAATACGTTATCATGGTTCGATATTAGCAACGTCCGTTTTTGGCACTCAGCGGACATCTCAGCTTTGCCTCATCCCGGAATATTTGAACTTAGCTTTGACATCCCGTACCAGATGCTGTTGATTCCATTTTAGGCATAATCAGCACCTCGTCGCATTGCGCAGGCAGCGGTTACGCATTTTGGCAAGCAACCAGAGTTCGTTTGCTGTTGTAGCCATCCCAAGCGTCGATGTGTAAACAGTCGCAGCCCGGCGCCACAGCTTTTTGTCTTCCAGCATCTTAGCCAGGGACAGTGCGTCCTGGACTTTTTTCACATCCTCTTCAGATAATTTTGTTGTAGCCTGCGGCAGGGCAACATCGGGAACCTCAACGCCTGTAACAACTCCGTAGACATACTGGTAGCCGTTATGGGTACGATGGAGTTTTCCCGCGGCATGGAGCTGCCGCAGCAAGTTACCTGCTGTACTGGCTTGCAAGTCGAGCGCATCGCAGACATCCTGCAGGACGCATTCTGGCGTCCGGCTAACGATGGCAAGCACCATCTGTGCTTTGGTTACTTTGGTTTTTGATTGTTTGGTCATGGTCAAAACTCGTTTACTTGGTTAAACCTGCCGCCTTGCGGCGTTTGTACTCTTCCATCAGAAGCTGTGCTGGTGTAGGCCCAGCCGGATGTCGCGGCGCTTCAAGCTGTCGGCGAATCGGCGGGATCGAGAACCCATTAGCCAGGTGCTTCGTCCACTGCGTAAGTAATTTTTCTGCCAGTTTTTTTAGTTCCCCCTCTGTGAGGTTTCGCTCAACTCCCGTTCTGCGCATCTCAACGCAAATGTGATACAGCACGTCCTGTTTCCAGGGATATCTGTCGCTGCCCGAAAAGCGATAAGACTCATTGCGCCAGCGCTTGTATTCAGCCATCACAGCTTCGGACGTCAGGTTGAATGGGTTGGCTCCACTCGCCGAAACCAGCGCAACGAATTCAGCCAGATCCGGTGGCCATGTGTTACCCGCGGCGCAGCGTTCCATGCACTGGCGGCAGACCAGGGTAATCTGGGCATCACTCATCGATCCAATCTGGGCAATCCACATATCCGAGGGAGCCGCCCCGTTCTTCTGGGTCCACCGGTTCGAGAATATCTCCCCCATGACCGTCCATAGCCGCCATGCCGTATCCGCCGCCAGCAAGTCCGCGTTGCTTCTCCCAGAGCTCTCTGGCTTCCTGAATTTGCTGGACTGCCCGGGATGCGGTGTTAACTGATTGAATTCTTGCATTGCCGTTACCTCCGGTTGCTGGTTGTGGTTTGGATTTGGCTCTGGCATTTATCACGCTGCGGGCAAATTTCTGCTCCCACTGAACCTGAGTGAACACTTTCCCCTCGGATTTCCAGTACGCGGTGAACTCTGCCAGCTCTGTCGGCAGGTATGCCGGTTCGGGAAGTGCTATTCCCCAGGTAGCAGCCAGTCGCGGCCAGTCCTGTGACGGTAGCCAAAGGTCGTGCATGGCGAATTTCCCGATCGGAATATCCACTCCAGGCAGATACTGAGGTTCCTGAAAAACATTTCCCTTGTGCGCATAGAGAGTGGGGTTTGATCCTTTTCCCTTCCCTTCCCTTCCTTTTCCGTCAGTGAGTCCTCCATGAGGATTCACTGAGTCCTCCATGAGCCCTCCTTGATTAGGAGCTCTCTTTTCTTCCTTTCCTGCCTTAGACTCAGTGAATTCTGGCGGAAGAGGTATTTTTGAGGCCGAAGGCCTGTTTATTTTTTGATGCTTAAGGAAACCTTTAATCTGCAAATAGCAGACATCATTCACTGAATACTCAGTGAGTAATCCATGAGTAATCAGTTCCTGTATTAGTGGTTCGCAATCGAGCGCGTCCGCAGGGAAGATTTGCATCTTCAACCGTTTTGGCGAACGCTCAAGGCATCCCATATCGTTGGCGAAGTTGAACAACCCGATAAACAGGAGACGCGCTGGAATTGAACATTCCACCACCTTCTCATCTGTCCAGAATTCAGGTTTAACTGTTCTGATGCGGGCCATCTGAAACCTCTTATTAACCAGCTGGTGCTGGTGGTCATTGTCAAAACTCGATTAGAAAAACTGCGGCGCTACGGCACTGATGCTCGCCAGTAGTGGTCCCGCCGCATCTGCAGGGAGCATGTTAAAAAGTGCAATTGCAGCTTCCCGTATTTCACGCTCTAGTTTCTGCAGAGGTGCGCCAAGTAACTTGGCCTGGTGCGCTTCGCTGCATTCTTTGATCGCATTGGCCACCAGCTCAGTTTCAGTTAAGCCATGTTTTAGGCCATGTTTGCGCGCGATCTCTATCGGCATTGCATCAGCGATCGCCGCCGAAAGCTGGATGACATAACTGGTGTACTTCTCTGAACCGCCCTCGTTTTTCAGGTAGCGATACAGATTTTGTTTATTGACGCTGATACCGCGCCCGTTTTGTTTCTCCCACTGTTCGGCCACCAGCTGCGCGACGTGGTCTTGCGCACGCCCAGGTAATGAGGACTCCCATTCCTGAACGGCGGCCAAAATGGCTCGGCATTTCTTGCCGTCACGCCGACGGGGCAAATACTGATTTTCCGTTTTCAGTTGCATACTCATCACCGGAGTATGATTTTCAAAAGAGGTGGTTTGCATGGTCACTCCTTAGGTATTCCATCCGTTGGATTCGGATATAGATCAGGACGTAATTCATGAGGCGTAACGCCCGTTGCATTAAAAACCTGTAAAACTCGCGATGAAGGCACAATACCTTTTGTTTTCCACTGACTTACTGCCATGCCGCTTACTCCAAGCGTTGATGCTAATTTATTGGCTGAGCCAGCTACTCGAATTGCGTTATCAAGGGCTGTCATATCTATCTCCTCGTTAAGTTAGGCATAATAAAGCATAGGTTTATATTCAATGCAAATTTTTAATTTATTGTGGCTATAAACTAAACCTTTACAATGGGCTTATGAAAAACACTGAAGAACTCAACAACCAACTGATTGCTCGTTTGGAAGAAATTACTCAAAGAGGGATCAGCAAGGCGGATATGGCTCGCATTGCTGGAGTTACACCTCAAGCGGTGAATGGGTGGTTTAAGAAAGGAGTAATCAGTAAAAAGTCCGCAATTGCCCTCGCGGAAGCTGCCAATGTGTCTGTAACTTGGTTGCTTGGAGAGAAAGTATCTGAAGATTCAGGCCTCAAGCCAAATGAGAGCAAAATGTTACGTCTGTTTAGGCAGTTACCTGAGGCTGAACAAGAGAGAATGATCGATACGTTTGAAGTCCGCCTAAAAGAAATCGATGATTATGTTGAGAAATATCTCCGTGGTCGATTTAAGGCTAGCGACACTAACTAACATCTCTGATCTCACCCCATGAAACCGGCAAATGCCGGTTTTTTTTTGCCTGCCGCGCAGCCTCAATCACTCCAACAGCTACCCTGTCTCGATTAAAGCAAAAGTTTGCATCTGTATAAATCCAATGTTGACATCAAACATAAACCAATGCTTTAATCATTCCATCGCAGCAAGTCATCGAGGCAGGAAGCCCACGTAGTAGCTGCCGGCGGCATACGAAACACCGGATGAGATGACGACAAGAAGAATTCGCAGCAGGTTTAAACGTTCCGCCGGCCGGCGTTACAGGCATGAGATAGGACATCACTATGAGAATAGATATATCCAAGATAGGGAAAATTTACTTTTTACTCGTCTCCCCAATCAAACTCTCTGTCGCGCAGGATTTGGAGGCCCGATTCGGAGACCGCGTAATCATTGCAGCTTTTGGTACTGATATCACGTCCATGGGCCTGGCACCAGGTGATGAAATCGTAAGTGCTGGCTACCACCTTCACAGCCTGGATACCGCTGTTTTCGTAGCGCTCCACCATGCTATCGGTGCGGATACGCCAGTCGTGGTAGTCAAAGGGAAGGACGTAAGCATCTGAAAGGATTTTTTGGAATTCTTCATAGTGAGCGGGATTTTCGTACCAGAAGACAGGTATAGGGCTACGAGACATTTTGCTCTCTTTTATTTGGCTGTGTGAGAGCGCCAAGAATACCACCGAGCCTGAAGTGGTGAAAAGACAGGCATGACGACTAGTAGGGTTTGCAATGCGGTGAATGCGGCTATGCGCACGCGACACAGTTAAAAAAGTAAACATGGCGGTTATTCACATGTTGTGGGGAAAAAGTTGTCGGCGGTAGTTGTTAACTGGCTACCGTCACCGGGAGGCACCCGGCGCCGCATTGCAAAACCACATGCTAATACTGAGTTAACTGGAGATAACTATGAAGGATTTTGCCCGAGTACCTACCGGCAACCAGGCGACCCGCCTGAACTGGTTCGAGGTGAGACTACGCCAGCTGTGTTACTTGCTGGCGCAGAAAGGAAACCCTGAGGCTTAGGCATGAATACCCTGTTTGCCCTTGTCATCAGCGTTTGTGCTCTCACTGGTGAATGCTCTGATGTTCTGATCGGTGTTTATCCATCAGAGGCCAGTTGCAACAGCAACGCCGATGAACAAAAAGTACAGGGCCAGTGCCTCCCCTACCGAAATGCACAAAACATGGCTGACGACCAACAGCCTGCAGTGAGTTTTTGAATCGAGTTTTGACCAATGGCCGTTACGGCCGGAGAAGTGATTATGGAATTTGGAATGAAACGCGTTCTGGCATCTGTCCAGGCCGCCGCCACTTTGAATAAGCTCTATGACGGCTCGCCCGTTTCACTGACGGCCATCAGTAAAGAGTCAAAGCTGTCTACTTCATACCTTGAGCAGATCTTCAAAAAGCTGCGGGCGGGTAACCTGGTTATTTCACAGCGTGGCCCAGGTGGTGGTTATAGCCCCCGCGGCGATGACATCACCGTTACAGAAGTGATCACTGCGGTATCTAAACTGCCAGCCCATAAAACTTTTGAGCCTATCCTGCGAGCGCTTGACGACGTTCGCGTATCACAGCTACTGCGGGGCGATTCGCCAGCCCCATAAAGCACAAAACCCGCGCAAGGCGGGTTAAGTACCCGGTCAGCCGACCAAAGCTTTCCGGAATCGAGTTTTGACCAATGACCACCACCAGGGCGGCTGCCATCAGCTGCCGGGTATCTTACAATCCAAAGGAGCCCAAACGCAATGAACAACTACCCGTATCTCATTAAAGCTAAGGCAAAAGCAAACGAAGCGAAAAGTCTCTTCTGCTGGTTCTCTGCTAAATCCGATTCTCGCGCCGAGCGCAAAATCCTGGACATCCTGGAAGACGCTGAAATTAACGTTGGCCGCGGCGCCAGCCATCAGCTGCCGATCCGCACCAACTGGCTCATCGTTGATGACTTACCGGAAGAAGGTGCACTGGATGACACCTGGTGCGATCGTTACGAGCTTGGTGGTGAAGACGGGCTGACATGGCAAAAAATCGTTGCGCCGGCGGCTGCTGAACCACAGCCCTCCAGTAAACCAGAAAACGATATCTCTCCTGCAAATAGCGATGAAGAGGACTATTCGAACAATGAAGAAGCACTCTTCAACCTAGCAGAAATGTCATTCCGCACGCAGCTGCTTGCCCAGTATATGGCCGACGAACGTCACGTGTATCACATTAGCATTCCTCATCGTAACCGCCTTTCAGCGATGGAAATGGATACGGATAATCACGGTGTGCAGAATCTTCTGCTGACGGCAGAAAATATTCCGGAACTTAAAAAATATGATATGCCTGGCCTGTGGAAATTTACCAGTGCATTTAAGAGCGTATTTCCTGTGGGGAAACGCCATGAGCTCGGCAAGCAAATTCAGTTCGCCAAATTGTGGCTTGAAACGTCGCACATTGACCGCGGGATCCTTACAAAGGAATGGGCTGCTGGAAACTGTATCACCTCAATAAACAAAACCGATACCGGCGCCAATGCTGGTGGCGGTAACAAAACTGACCGCAATCCGGATTATCAGCATTCGCTGGATACTCTGGATATAGAGATTGCTCTTGCGACGATGCCTATGGATTTTGATATCTATAATTTTCCGGCATCAGTCCACCGCCGCGCGAAGGAAATAGTACTGAAGAAAGAAAGTCCATTTAAAGAATGGTCTGCAGCATTACGGAGCACACCAGGCATCCTTGATTATTCCCGTGCAGCGATTTTTGCACTGATCAAGGAAGCATCCGGTGGAATAACTCCTTTTCCAGATCGGTTGCGTGGCTACATCAACGCGAATCTGACTGAACATAAGCATGATACCCCGAGCGCTGAAACGCTTGCCAAGGCGGGGCATATTCCATCTGCTGCAGTCACTCTGGATGCAATAAACCAAGCAATCACCGGAGAGGATAGCAGCGCAAACCTGGAAACACTCTCCTCCGACTTTAAAGCAGTTGGTACCGAACTGGTAAAAGAGGCTCAAAAGCAACGTCCAGACGCTAATCAGGTTCTGGCCTCCGAGCGCGGCGAATATGTTGAAGGGATTAGCGACCCTACGGATCCGAAGTGGGTAACCGAAGACCTTTCTAAGACCAGGCAGCTTGAAGTTTCAAAAATTGGGGACGGAGTATTTTCCATTGACGGTCTTGTTGACGTTACGGGCAAGGTTAACCAAAAAGAAAAAACAGATGAAGTTATTCATCAAACGGATGCTGTAGATATTGAATCCGGTCCTCATAATAAGGAGGAAGATCAGCCTATTGATTATGTTCACGTTATGGTTGATCTGGAAACCATGGGTAAAAAACATAACGCCCCTATCGTCGCTATTGGTGCGGTTGTTTTTGACCCGGCAACCGGCTCTATTGGAGAAAGTTTCTATAAAGTCGTATGCCTTGAATCCTCTGTGAACTGGGGCGCCGTAATCGATCCATCTACTGTTATCTGGTGGCTTAAGCAGTCCTCCGAAGCACGCTCTGCGATCGTAAATGATGATGCTATCCCGTTGCTGGATGCATTACTCCAGTTCAGAGAATTTGTCTCTGATAATGTTGCTGGCGGGAGCAAAAAGGCACAGGTATGGGGTAACGGTGCGTCATTCGATAACTCCATTCTGCGTTCTTCTTACGATTGCATTGCTGAAGATTATCCGTGGGAATACTGGAACGATCGGGACGTACGAACAATGGTAGAGCTCGGCCAGGCCATTGGCTTCGACCCCAAAACAACGATCCCGTTTGAAGGTGATCGTCACAATGCCCTCGCTGATGCTATTCATCAGGCCCGCTATGTATCAGCAATCTGGCAGCGAATAATTTCCGGCAATCAGGTGCTACAAAAATTGATGCAAAACTGATTTTTTATTTTCAGATACTGGCCCAGCAATGGGCCATAATGAGGTAAAACATATGCTCCAGATGTTAACCCTTGAAGAGTGGGCAAACGAGAAATACAGAAGCAATCCTCCAAGTGTTTCCACTCTCAGGAATTATGCTAAACAGAATATGTTTTCTCCCCCAGCCAAAAAAGAAGGTCGATTCTGGCGCGTCAGGGAGGATGCTGAGTTGGTCGGTACATTGACCACTCCTGTAGTAAAGAAAAGCGACCCTGTTCTTTTGCAGAGGATTTTGAACGATGGCTGCCAGACCACGTAAAAATAATATATCTATTCCAAATTTATACCCGCTCTACAGTAGAAAGGTTAATAAAGTATACTGGCGTTATAAGCACCCGATAACTGGTAAGTTTCATAGTCTAGGTACAGATGAAGCAGAGGCCACGGCAATAGCTATTGAAGCAAATAAAAGACTGGCGGAACAACAAACCCGCCAGATAATGGCAATCACTGACAGAATATCCACCAACTCAGGAAAATCAATATCAACTAACACCTGGCTTGAACGTTACTGGAAGATTCAGCAGGAAAGATTAAAGTCCGGAGATATTAAAGAAAACACTATCAAACAAAAAGCAAAACCAGTATCTCTGCTTAAGGAACGTGCAGGAATGAAATTAATATCCGCTGTCAATGTTCGAGATGTTGCGCAAATTCTTGATGAATATTTAGCGGAGGGACAACCCAGAATGGCTCAGGTCATTCGCTCTGTCCTAATAGATGTTTTTAAAGAAGCTCAGCATGCGGGAGAAGTACCTCCTGGTTATAACCCTGCACTAGCAACTAAACAACCTCGTAGAAAGATCACTCGCCAGCGCCTCACTCTGGAGGAATGGCAAAAGATTTTTGATATAGCCGATGAAAATCACAAATACATGGGGAACGCCATGCTTTTAGCCATAGTAACAGGACAGCGACTAGGTGATATATCCCGTATGAAATTCTCGGACATCTGGGACGATCATCTACACGTTGAGCAAGAGAAAACCGGAAGCAAAATCGCTATACCATTAGCTCTGCGTTGCAACGCAATCAACTGGAGCCTCCGAGATGTAATCAGTCGTTGCCGGGATTATGCAGTAAGCCCTTATTTGGTTCATTTCTTTAGAACCACCTCACAGGCTGAGCGAGGAGCGCAGGTGAAACCCAGAACACTGACCATGAATTTCAGCAAGGCAAGAGACAGTGCAGATATTGACTGGGGACAAGGTACACCGGCAACTTTCCATGAACAAAGATCGCTTTCCGAGCGGTTATATAAAGCCCAGGGTATAAACACGAAAGATTTACTTGGACATAAAACTCAACAACAAACGGATAGGTACCATGATGATCGAGGTAAGGGGTGGACAACGGTGGCCTTATGA